TTAATATCGTGTAAACCATTTAGAACTGTTCGTTCGTGCATAATATAGTTTTGATCCGTGGCCGTTTACTTTCAAGAAATAGCCGTCCTTTCCCATGTGATAGAAGGGCGCAACATGGATAGTTTTCCCATAATGTAATTTTAGATGATGACCCAGGCGACTAGTTGCATAGCTATCACCTCGGATGAATTTATATACGGTAATGTTGCGAGTGACATACGCGCGTTTATAGTAACTGGCATTTGCTGAGGTACTGATAAACATGGTTAAAGCAATTGCTGAAACGAGGGTGATCCAGATCTTTTTCATAATTTCCTCCCGATAGATGTATTTGATTAATCTAAACTAGTAGCTCGTGAACCATCCTTTAAAACGGTTACTACCAGTTTCATAATGCTTATTGTTTACGTACTTGCGCCCATATACTTTCCAATTCGTATAGGTTCCATTTTTTATGTGGATAATTTGGCCACGGTGAAGCTTAAAACTACGAACGCGATGAGATGGCGTATACATGGTACCCTTAGTGTACTGATAGATTCGGATAGACTTTGTAACAATGGCACGGTGCTTATGCATCCAGTATCCGATGTCAGTAGGACCGTGTTCTCCGTAAGTGTTGGCTGATGCAGTCTGGGGAACATATACAGCAGTCGCTAGTAATAGTGTAGCGACTGCAAGCGAAATGCATTTGATGATCTTCATGCTTTCCTCCTGAAATATGTAGTCAGCTTTTAACGTCATCGGGTGTGGACAATAGGATAATTGAATAGATACTTGATAAGGCTTTAAAATCTATTTCTGAAAGGGTGAGCCTCAGGAGAATCTTGTGGATTAGCATGTTTCCAATGTCCGCCAAATTTTTTACCAATAGGTGCATTTTCTTTAAGGCAGGTGAAGCGTTCGCCCTGTTCATTTTCAATAATAAAAATGCGGTTGAACTCATTCCGAGTCTCTACAATTTTGCAGTTCTCATGTTTAACATTGAAGACATCAACGAAATCCATATTAAGACCTCCCATATCAGTCGGACATAAATTATACCCATACGAATCGGACGAAAATAATAGACCAGTGATAATAATTGTCGACATTGACTACAACATTTTTTTGAAATTATGCTTATTCCTGAAATCTAATCGAAGGGAGTCACCAGACAGAAGCCACGTCTTAGGCACATAACAATCCAGTTACACAAATTTATCATGAAAAGGATGTGCATCAGGAGAATCACTAGGCTTGGCATGTTTCCAATGATCGTGAATTTTGGAAGAGCGAGGTGCATCATCTTTCAAACAGGTAAAACGTACTCCCTGTTCGTTTTCAATAATAAACACACGTTTGAAGTCGTTCTGAGTTTGAATGATCTTGCAGTCGTCATGTTTAACATTAAATACATCAGTAAAAACCATTTAATTACCTCCATAATGCAAAAGTTAGTGTTTTGACCGTATGTGAAAAACGTAAAAGGACACAATTATGATAACTAATACAATCAGAGCAATAACTGGTAAGTGGTCGATTAGATCATTTATCAATTGAAAAACATCTTTCCTTAACGTTAAAGTCATCTCCTCAGATAGTTACCCAAATGGACCTTGTTGGACTCGAACCAACGACCGGACGGTTATGAGCCGTCTGCTCTAACCAACTGAGCTAAAGGTCCAAATGCTTCTCCCCAGAATCGAACCGAGGGGAGTCACCGGACGGAAGCTGTTACGAAACTTTGTCAGCATCTACTAAAATAATGGGATCTTTGTAGTAATCTGCGGATATGCCAGAGTTAATCTGATTGTCATTAACATGGCCCTTACCAGTCATGGTGCCATAAATCGTGGCATTGCTATGTTCAGTCAGCTTGCCTGTTTTACTTGAGTTAACGACAATGAGGTATTTTTGGTCAGACGAGTTTCCTGTTAATAAAATGTGGTATTGTTTCATATTATCCGCGCCAAGAGAGGTGATGGTTCCTGAAATTTTAACGGGTTTTCCAGATAGATCGTTGTTACTATAAGACATCAATTTATTTATATTAAAAATTTGGTCAATAGGTTTATAACTTGTCGTGGTTGACTTTTTGTTTGTGCTAGTATCAGAAGATGTCTTACTTTTCTTGGATGGGATGAATTCGAATTTGCTGTATGGAGCAAGCTCTTTTCTTGAAAAGAAGTGATCAGAAGAGTCACTTTGATTATATGCATCTTGCGATGTTGAAACTACGTATGTTGTTTGGGATGAATCCCCAATTGTGTTGAATCTAAAGTTCCCATCATTATCAGCCGTTGTTTTATTCATCGGCGCATAAGAATCAGATCCGAACTTCTCAAGAAGAGTAACGACACTTTTTTTGTTTGTTTTACCAGTGACGAGCAAGCTATTATCTTTTTTTGTACCATATATTTCTGATACCTGATCTGAATTGCTAATCTCAATGAATTGTTTTTTAAATGGGCCAAACATTTTCAAGACCACGTATCCTATGATTAACACCATTAAAATCACAAAAATCCATGCCCATTTATTCTTGTACCATGGTATTTCATTCTCCATAATCTTCTCCTGGAAATATGTACATCTTTTAACGTCGTCAGATTTGGACGGAAATATTAGTCTCTAACGCATTAAAATCTAATCAATACGTTTCTTCTAGTTATTGATGCACTTTTTAAATCGTGAAATTACAGCATTTAGTAGATAGCTAGGTATGCCAAATTGTTCCATAAACGGGGATACGTTATTGAAGGTATATCCAGTAACATCAACATAAATAGGAATCAGAATGTCTAATCCAGTCATGTTCGCCGCACGTTCATACTTTGACTTGTTTGAGAAGCTAGAATAGTAGAGTGTTCCTTCATCGCCATTAACGACGTGTCCTAGTTCGTGAGCCATTTGGAATGGTATTTCTTTTTCCTCATGCCAATTCGTATTAACAACAATTGTTTTAGTATCAGGGCGGGATGCAGAAGGAGTATGACAATCAAAATGGTTGGTTAAAATTACGGTTATTTTATGATCGTACGCGTATTTCATAAGATTAACGATAATTACGTCCATATAGCTAGTCCTTCTTCCCACCCCTGAGCAGGCGCTCCATATACTTTAAGTCTTCATCAGGTATAATTCGACCTTCAAAGGTCATAATTTTCTTTTTATCGTTGATTTGGTCCTTAAGGTCGACGTATTCTGGCTTGTCAGGGTCAGAATTGTTGTCAATATAGCCTGCTAACCTCATAAGATGGTCATAATCCGTTTCATACACCTCAGCCAAAATCTTTAGAGTTTCTGGGGTTGGCTTTATGATATTTCCCCGACGACTTTTGCCCTTTTCTAAATCAGAGATATATGAGTGGCTAAGTTTTCCGTTGGTTTTATCGGCTACAGCGCGTAGTGACTGTGTCCCTCTTAAGGAACGTAAATATGGTCCTAATTTGTCTGCCATTGTTTACACCTCCAAATGCATTGTAATCTATAGTTTACAAAAATGATATTATTTTTATGTAAGACATGGTTGACAAACAGTATTCTGTGGCATACAATGGTTTTTGTAAGATATGTCTTACAAATTGAGAGGTGAATAAGATGCGCAACAATATCAAATCCTTACGGCAAGAAATAAAAATGTCACAGACTACGCTGGCAAGAGAAGCTAAGATTTCTCGACCATATTTATCAGATATTGAAAACGGTCATGTTCCCAGTTTGATAATTGCTTCTCGTATTGCAGGAGTATTAGGAAAGTCGATTGATGATGTTTTTTTTGCTAAAATGTCGTACATGGTTGACAAACGACCTGAGGAGGTGAGCTGATGAAAGAAAAGAAAACTGGGGAGTCGTTCGGCTTAATCGATTCCGTAATGATTTTTTTAAATCAACATCAGCGATTCGCTAACGTTTGGTTACCAGTTTTGTTAGCCACGGCCACCAGTTTGGCGTGTTTATGGCTATCGACACAATAATGGGCAATATGACACTTTTGTAGAAGGTTTGTTTGCGAAATTCGAATTGGTTTTCAAAGTAATGCAGACCATGTTCTGTCAAAACGTATCGTTGAGCCTTATTAATTTCGATGTAATTATTGTGAACCAAGTATTCAAGAGCGCTGTTAAAGTCTTGATATGAAATTCGATTTATTTTAAAAATGATCGGATCGGAATAAGCAAAGGACCTAAGTTCCTGAATGTTAATTATGTCGGCGCCAAGCATCGTTTTGTGGCAAAGGTGCAAGACAATGCTTGCCTTTTTATAAAGAATTTCGATAGTAATCGCTCCCTTTTGATAATACCTAATTGTCTCATAAAGAGGACGACTACTAAAACGAGTAAATCTGAGGAGGTGATCTGATGAAGAAGGAAGAACAATCTGCGAAGTTAGCAGAAGCTGTTGCTGGTATGACGGAATTTGAGTGGTCCGTTGCGAAAGGACGGGTTGATTGGTTGTTTGGGAAAAAAGCGTCCAAGCTGCAACTTGAACGCCAAGAAGTCGAAAAAATCCTAAAAAATGGAGTTTAGGTTTCATCAACGATTTCTATTTGAAAAGGAGTCTTGGAGTTGACTATTTATCAAACCGCTTGTGTAGTAACCGCCATAATCCTTCCCGTTTGTTTTTTGGAGCGAGATTCATATCTTGAAGGTTCTCAAGCATTGGTTTACCGATTTCTGGCATTCCTAGCTTTCGCGATTCCTTATTTGCTTCTGTGGTTATCGTAACCATCAAAGCATGGAAATATTTTGCGATTTCAAGGCTTTGATGTTGTACCGCCTCCTTGGGTGTGGAATTTAAGAAGTCCATGGATATATCTAAACCACTATCTGTTTTTACTGACCCTTGCTCATGAGCTGAACGAAAATAAAGAATATAGATTTTAAGAATCTCTGGGGAAACGTATTTGATGTTTTCTGTTATCAATTGATCCATTTTATCTACATCCGGATTATTCCATTTCATCTCTTGATATGAAGCACCGTCTGGGTTTAGTTGGTAGAACCATTTAATCGCAGGAACATAGAATGTTTCATATGCTTCTAACTGTTTTTGATGATGAATTTGCCGTTTGTCCTTAACGAACTGATATGCGTCATGTAGAAGAACAGCTAGTATAGTCGCCATTGGTGTCAGAATAAGGGCCCAGTCTTTTGGCCCCATTACTTGCGCAATAATCATTATTTACCACTCCATTCCGGTATCAATTGTACCAGAGAAGGTGGCTAATATTATTTTTTCAAAGAACGGGGGTGACACTATGCTCCAAGTTCTAGCAGCAGGATTACTGATTCTTGTGATTGGACACTGCTCATCAAACTAATAGGAGGTGGCAAAATGACACGGCAAGAAAAAATTGAAATGGTAGCTGGCACGTCAGGTCGCACAGTTAACTTTATTGAAGAATTAACTGCTGATAACGATCAGCTACTCGAAAATCTGGTTGTAGTTTCTAAAGCACAAATTGCTAATGACGCAAATGAATCAGCCTTTGAGGCTATGGCTTAATTTTAGTGGAGATGGGTGGCAAGTGAAACTTTACCCGTTTCCAAAGGAGGAGTTTTATGCAAAGCAAGTTCGGAAAGCAGCTTGACCTTTTCCTTGAAGGAAACGACCAGGTTAAAGCTAAGGATGTGGCAGAGTCAGTGCCGGTATCGGAAGGGCAACTCAGCCGTATGCGAAAAGGTGATAGGCAATTTACCAAGCAGTCGGTAAAGGCAATTGCGATGATGGCCCACGCAATTACCGTTAATTATTCGGCAGCCCGTGCCAATCACGGAATCATTTCTTTTATGATTCGGCCGGGGCGTACGGATGATGTGTTGCAGGCCTTCTCACAGCAAGAAGAGGAAGAAGACGATCGAGAAAATATTCAAAAATCGTTCATTAGGGCGGCGACAACGGAACCCAAGCAGCGGAGTAATGAGCAGCGCCTATTGATCAAGCAGTTTCTCAAAGAATTAATTGAAGAAATTGGCTCGGAGATAACGCTATTCATCAGATGTTGCAAGTACCTAAGAGTCGATCCTCAGCCATTCATTGATACTTATAACGAAAAGCTTGGGGGGTAATAAGTATGGTAGCAGATAAGATCATCGTCAGTCATGAAGCACCAGACGGGTTCAAACTGATTAGCTTAACTGACTACGAAAAATTTCATAGTTGGGAGAAACAGCAGCTAAGAATCCAGACTTGGAATTTAAGCCAGTTCGCACGATATAAGTTTGGCACTAAAAACACTAGTCGGGCCTCCAATTATCTGTACGAACACGCTGATGATTTAGCCATTACTAATGGCGGGTTCATTGATTACGAGGCAACTCATAACGGCTGGCGAATTCCTGTTGGTCCAATGATGGATTACTTGGAGGAACACAAGGAGGGATAAAGATGGACTTGTTTTATTACTACGTTGGTGAATGCGTGTCATGGTTCGGATTGATTTCTGGGGCAATGTTTCTAGGCTTCAAACTTTCTGAGAGTGTTCACGACATGGGCGGCTGGAAAGCATGGGCAATGGATTTCTTCGGATTGGAGGACAAAAAATGACATTTTGGCATAAAAAAAGAGCTCTGAGTGGCAGCTCAGAACTCAAAGATAAATTACATTTATCCTATTTCTATAACCTTAATTCTACTCCAGATGGGCGGTGGTTGCAATGGCGATGAGCGTGCCAGATCATGCAACATTCGATTTTGTCCGGTACATGAATCGGCTGGAATCACAGCCTGAAACGGGATTCATGACCAAAGATACCAATGGCAACCCCATGATTTCTGGTGAAACTTATTGGGAAGCAGAAGGCCGATATGTACCAACCGATGAAGATTCAATGCACGACTTTTTAGATGCTGAGGGTGAGGATTACGGAGCCCAGATTGATTGGGACTATGACCATCTGGCAGCTATCTTGGAAGATTTTAAAGGCGCGGAGGTGATCTCATGGACGTAGTCAAGGTACACACAAGCAGTCGTTTCCAGCCTAAAGCAGTGGTTGCTACTAATTTAGCTGAACTAGATGACATTAAATCTGATCTGTTCAAGGAAGTTCAACTGTTGGCCGAGAATGATCGACTTAGCAATGATGAGATTGATCGGCTATACAGCATCAGCGACGAGCTTGTTGCTTGGTCACCCAATTTGGAGGAGGAAGAATAAATGGCTACAAACGAAGTTGCAGAAACCCAACGTTCACTAGACGCGGGTGTTCAGAACCAAATTAATCAAATGATGAACCAAGAGAACGGATTGAAGTTGCCAGCAAACTATGCCGTAGGAAACGCCCTCAAGTCGGCATTCTTTGCACTAAAGGGAAATAACGATGGGGACTTGATTCAAGTGGCTGCTCACATGCCTGAAATGAAGACTTCAATCGCCAATGCCCTCATGGATATGGTGGTTCAAGGATTAACACCGGCCAAGACCCAAGTGTACTTTATCAGATATGGCAATCAGGTTAAAATGCAGCGTTCCTACTTTGGGACACAGGCGGCGCTAAAGCGACTATCTGAGGTTCACGACTGCTGGGCAAATGTAGTTCATGAAGGTGACGGACTAGAAATCGGTGCCGAAGATGATCGTTTGGTCGTAAGGGATTGGAAGCCGACGTTGGAGGGACTCGATAAGGAAATTAAGTACGTTTATGCCGTCATTGAGATGGCTGACGGAACTCACCAGCATACTATCATGACCTTCAAACAAATCAAAAACAGCTGGTCACAGACACGGTCTAAAGGGGCTGTGCAGAACAAGTTCAGTGATGAGATGGCCAAACGGACGGTGCTTAACCGGGCCGCTAAGAACATTTTAAACACTTCTGATGATTCAGATTTGGTTGTTGGAGCCATCAACAATACTACTTCCAACGAGTATGACGATGATCAAGCAGCCAAAGATGTGACGCCTAAGAAGGTTACTGATTTGATCGGTAATGCGGACACAGAGGAACCAACGCCTCCTGAATCTACTGAACAAACAGAAACAGTTGAACCAGCAGAACAAAAAGAACCGGTTGATACAAATACGGACGAAAGTAGCTCTGGCGAGATTCGTTCTATCGAAAATATGAAGCCGGGTGAAAAGCAAGACAAGGACACTGTCAACAATATTTTGGATGGCCTTGAAGAATCTGAAAATCATAAGGGGGATGGTGACGATGCAAGCAGCACCGAAGAAGGACAAGGCGAACTCTTCCCACCAGACGTTCATTCTAAATTCTGACAATTATTACAGCCAGGAAGCCAATAAAAACTTCATGAGTCCAACTTGGTTTAAGAAGTTCGTTGCCTGTGAGGCAGAGGCATTAGCTGAATTGAGAGGTGAGTGGGCACCCGATGAGGATAAGACCGCTTTATTAGTTGGTAATGACCTGCACAGCTATTTTGAGTCGTCGGAGGCCCATGAACGGTTCTTAGATGCCAACAAGGAAGTGATGTTATCCAGTCGTGGTAAGACTAAAGGCCAGCTAAAGAGTGAGTACAAGCAGACCGACATCATGATTGACTCGCTCAAAAACGACAAGACGTTCACACAGTTATATCAAGGTGAAAAGGAATCAATCGTTACTGGCGTAATTTCTGGCGTTAAATGGATGGGCAAGTTGGACTGTTTGAACTTAGATCGTGGGTATTTCATCGATCTAAAGACAACACAGGAACTGTCTAAGCGGTTTTGGGATAGCCGTACCCGTCAGTGGGTACCATTCGTTCTGAAATATGACTACCAGCTTCAAATGGCTGTCTATCGCGAGCTAGTCAAGCAGCAATACGGAATCGAGTGTGAACCCTACATTGTTGCAGTAACAAAGCAAAGTCCGCCGGATAAGGCGGTTATCACGATTCCTCATGAGTATATGGAGGATGCCTTGCAACGAATAGACGAGCAACTGCCCCATTTTGAGGATGTCATTGCTGGTGTGCAGGCCCCTGTTCCATGTGGTAGCTGTGTTTATTGCCGTGAACATAAGCAGCTTGAAAACATCATCAGCGTTGATGACTTACTAGACAGTTAGGGGGTGCTGGTTTGAATTTGTTTGTTGAGCTAAAAGCGTTCCGCAATTTTCTCGAAACTAATCCCTTGAAACCCAATGCTCAAGTTTTGTGGTTCCATCTTATGATGATCGCTAACGAGAGCGGTTGGAAAAAGGAATTGTCCATACCTAATTCGGTACTAATGGCTCGAACGGGCATAGCGTCCAAAAACACCCTTATCAGTAATCGCAACATTTTGATTCAGGCCAAGCGAATTTCTTATAAATCACGAGGCCGTACTAGGGCAGGAATTTATGTCATCACACCTTTTGATGAAACTTCTAGTCCTAAAGGTGAACCAGTTTCTTCACCAAGTAATACCTCTAGTCCTATAAATGAACTAGAAACAGGACTAAGTTCTTCACCAGTTTCTTCACCAAGTTCTTCACCAGAAACTTCACCTTATCTAGACATAGACTCAGACGTAGACAAAGACAAGACTAGTTCATTAGGTTCTAGTAGGGATGGACTTAATCAATTTAAGTCAACGCGCACGTACGTGAGTCATTGGCCGACCCCAAACAAGGATATGACCTCTCAGCTTAAACTCTACCGGCAAGAAGTGGGAGATGATCTATTGACCCACAGCCTTGAATATCTTGCTAAGAATAACGTTAGCCCGGCTGGTGTGCCTAAATATCTTGAAAAAGTGATTAATTGCTGGGTGAAAAACGATATTACGACAGTCTCTGATGCCTTGAACTATGAGAAAAACAGAACCACCGTTCCATCAGGAGACGGTGACGTTCCTGATATACCGATTTTTAAACTAACAGATTAGGAGGCTACACCATGAAAAATTTACAAGAGTTAATTATGGGCAACGGTAGCGATAGCGTTGCAGTTGATGCTCGAGGATTGCATGACTTTTTGGAGGTTGGGAAAGACTTCTCAACTTGGTTTAAAGACATGACTGATTACGGGTTTGTCGAAGGTAAGGACTTTTCCCCACTTTCGGGGAAAAGCCGTGGTGGTCGGCCTCGCATTGAATATGCAATGGCTTTAGACATGGCGAAAGAAGTGTCAATGATTCAGAGAACACCAAAGGGCAAGCAGGCCCGCGAGTACTTTATTTCGATGGAGAAGCGAGCCAAGCAAGCCGAACTGGTTATGACGCCAGAACAGAAAATTGACTTGTTGATTGAGACTGGGAGCCGTGCCAATCATCGGCTAGACCACGTTGAGGAACGCATGGACGACTTCGAGGAGAACCGCCGACTAGAGACTGGCGACTATACGACAGTCAGCCGTGGCGTATCTAGGGCAGTCAATTTCTACGTTCGTGACCGTCATCTGCAGTTGACCAAGGAGCAACGGTCGGCACTGTATAAAGATATCAATGGCGGACTAAATCAAGTTTGTGGCGTCCGTGCACGAATCCAGATTAAGGCCAAGGATTTCGACAAAGCTATGAAGTACATCGATGACTGGCGGCCAAGCACTGCTACCAAAATGTTGATTCAGCAGACAGAATTGCCATTGGCAGGTGTCGCCGGTGATTGAGTTAGTCGTATATGGTGAACCAGTACCAGCAGCGCGGCCACGTTTTAATCGTAGCGGACATGCGTATGATCCGCTGAAAAGTCGGGCGTATAAGCAGTACGTGTCATTAGAAGCTAGCAAACAGTATCACGGTGATTTAATTGGCCGGAAACCACTAGTGGTTCATATAGCAATTTATCGGCCAATACAGACCAGTGTCAGTAACATTGAACATGCTAGGCGGGCCCAGAACGTTCATCGGCCAATAGTTAAACCAGACACGTCCAATTACGTCAAGCTCATTGAAGACGCGCTCACAGGCGTTATCTGGGAGGATGACAACTGCATTGTTGATTTAACGGCCAGTAAGTACTACTCAGACGATCCGAGAATTGAAGTTACAGTTACTGAGACGGGAGCGAAGAGGCCAAATAATTTAAAAGAGCCTCATTATTAATACTTTATTGGCCCCAGATTCTAGTGCGATGAGCCAATTGCGAGCTAAAGCTGATAGAAAGGTTTAGGGTCGAAGGTACACTCTTAGGTGAATAATGGAAAGAGGATTGACTAAAATGGCGAGCAATTCAAAACTAATGGGATTAATTAATGACGCTGAAGATAATTATGGAAAGCCAAGTAATTGGCCTGAAAAGGTTACTGAGAAGATTAATGCGGAGGCTAATCGAATTAATGATTACGAACACACACCAGCAAATGAGGTATTACGTCATTTGATTTGTCATGGGTATACAAATACTCAAATTACGTTAGATGAACAAAGATCTTCAGGATACATTCAAAGCTTACGCAAACAGATGAAAAATAATGGTGAACTGCACTTTCAAGCCACACCAGATGAATTGACCCAGCTAAAATATAACGTCAAACACATGAATCGGCCTAACAACCAAGGAGTTGCTAGTGTTATGCACCGTGATAAGGATTGGGTGCGCTGCATGCGAGAGAAACTACGGGAGGCAGACAATGAAGCACGGCGATAAGGTATATTACCACCGGCGCCATCACGTAAAGAAGCCTGCCACATGGATATGCGGGGTCGTTCGTGGCAATAGCCGATCGGCAATGATTAAAGTTAAAGGCAGCCACAGGCATATTGAGGTGGCACCGAGTGATGTTGAGATTGGGAGGACAAATAATGATACCAAAATTTAGAGTGTGGGACGAAACGCAGCATAAAATGCTACAAGTCGACTGTATAGAGTTTATAGATGGCAAGGCTTACTGGGTTGAAGCTAGTCCTGCTGATGGTAATGTGCAAGGTGGAAATGATGGCCCTGTTGGAGACAATAGCCAGCTTAAATTGGAGCAATATACCGGCCTGAAAGATGCCAATGGCAAGTAAATCTACGAGGGCGACATATTAGCCACATCATCTAAGATAGGCGGAAAACTTATAACTGATTATTTAAAAGTTGATTGGCGAGAAGATTATGCAGGATTTTTCTGTGGTGAAACACCACTGTACGCCTGCTTGAGCGAATGGGATAACGACATTAAGTATCCACAAACATTCCCTGAAATAGTTGGCAACGTACACGAGACCCCGGAACTATTGGAGGCACAGCATGATTAAGACATACCGTAAAACGACAACGATTAAGGCGGAACAATTTGACGAAGCAAAATGGCAGTCTATTTATAACGCTTCCCATAATCCGGAAGAATGGGACTTTGAAGCGCGGAAGCTTGGTATTGACCATTATCATGGATATTTCATTATTCCAACGTATGAAGGTGACATGAGGGTTCATGACGGTGATTGGATTGCCACCGGCGTCAATGGTGAGCATTGGCCGATTGCTGATGACGTTTTCCGGAAGACATATGCTGAGTTACCAGTGGTTCCTAAGGCCGTTGCTGACTGGATTGAACTTGGAAAATCTAAGCGTGTTAGTCTTGATACTGTGCTACTCCTGACTTTGTATGAAAACAAAAAAACAGATGGAAACGAACTAGCAAGGTGGATAATGCATGGTAATTTGGCTACCGTTGCTCGTGCGTGGCTAGACGGGTATCAAGTGGAGGAAGACAAATGAAATACACGGTTGAACTCCAATTCAAACGGTTTAACCTTCCAACGTTAAGAGAAGAGACACTTACTATGAGCTTAAAAGAGCAGAGTGTAGGGTTCCGACGCATGATGGAAACTTACTTTGTTACGGATAATGGTTGGGACCAAGATAATGGTCACGAGATTACTATCAGCGATGGAAAGCGTCGAATTGATGGTAAATGGTGGTTGGATTCTGTCTTACGGATTCCAGACAGTTAGAGAACCGACGATGGGATAGAATCTTAATTTCTGTAGGAGGTTATAAGTTGAAAACGACCGAATTTGTCCAAGCCATTAGAAAGATGGCCTTTGGCATTGATAAAGTTACTTGTTTTGGCGAAGGGATTATCTATCGTATCTGGGTTCCTAAGAATCAGCACGACTCGGTCAAAGTGGCGATGATATGGCAGGATAAGAACCGAAAAGTCATTGAGCCGGAAGGATATAGAGCCATCAAGGATTATCTAAGCGCATTAGAAGAGTCTGACCTTCTAGGCATCATTAGTGATTACATGGAAACGCCGATTGATGAACGTGGCCTGCTTGATTCGGAGGCGGACGAATGAGCTTGACGGATGGTAGGTATTTATCATTTAATCATGGGCCGAAAATTACGACGATTTATGGTGACCAATTTACGACAAGTGATCCTCACTGATTGCATAAAAAAGGGCCGCCCGCCAGCAGCCCTTACCCAAATTATGCTTACTCAATGGTCAACAACTAATTATAGCATAACCAAGGGGTGGCAAGCGCTATGGAAAGCATCTTTAAGAATGTGGATGAGGATAAGACGATTGAAAAAGCTGAGTCAGTGCTAAAAGATTATTGGAAGTGGAAATTGCGGGCACGGCGCGCGCGTTTCAACTTGCAGAGTCCTGCAATGGACGGTATGCCACAAAGTCCCAGCTTTGAAAACCACGTTGATGAGAAGCATGTAAACAAGCTTAACGCCGAATTTATGGCTAATCTGGTAGTCAACGTTATTAAGGCGATTGGCATTGACGAGCAGACTGACCGCTATTCACAGGCACTGTATTTCTTGTACATCAAGCGATATTCAAAGGTAAAGTGCATGGCCTGTATGGATCATATCTCAGATAAGACATTCGACAAGTATCTACATGAGGGCCAGCTTGCTTTTGCCGAAGTCTATCCTGACGCCGTTGAGAACTTAATCGTTAAAAAGCCACACAAGTATGAGCCAGAGAAACGTGCAGAATTTAGTTTTGATTAATTACTCCGTGTTTTTTCCGATAAAATTCCGGGAAAGTTCCGGGTTCACTCCGGATTATACATGGATTCGGGGTGTAAATTAGTAGTATCGAAAGATGTAGGGAGGCCACCCCGCCTCATCTAACACGCATAGCTTAGCCGGAAAAGCAGTGGTCTTCTAAACCACCGACGCGGGTTCGAATCCCGCTGCGTGCATTGGCGAGCATTACAAATTGGGAGGCGACTCCCCTTCATTTAAACGCATGTTCAGCTCGCCAAACTCCTGCATAAAATTGGCCGGCCTGCATAACCGGTCTTTTGGACCTTTAGCTCAGTCGGCTAGAGTAGACGGCTCATAACCGTTCGGTCGTAGGTTCGAATCCTACAAGGTCCATTGGCCCTAAACAAATTTTTGCTTAACGCTGGGTCATAAAAATTAAACTGAAAAGAGGTGAAAACTTCTCTCAGTTTAGTTTGAAATTAGTCTGAGGAGCCGTCTGTGGTAGAGCGGCTCCTTTTTTGTATAAAAGTGTCATTATAATTTTCAAGATTAATACTTCCATTTTTAAAGGATCAATTTATTCTGATATACTTAGGTAAATTTCATTTTTTAATTGGAGGTATAAAGGTGTCAATATATTATTCGGGTATTTATGGGGGGCTGGTGTCCACCAATAGCATTGGGGGCATTAATGAGCCAGGTGCAGTTATCATTAAGAAAAATATTTTTGGAAAAAAAGTGCAAAAAAATTTTTTTATCCTTTGGGGAATTATTGCTGAATCTTTGGATGGTTGGGACTCAGAGTTAAATGTTTTAAAAAACAGGTTACATATGGAACAGCCTTTTGACTTCTATGTACTTTTTAATTCTTTGCCGAATAAAATTGTTATTGCGTTTTCATCACAAAAAGCAACACGAGGAAATTGTAATCTTCTATTTGATGAAGCTGTCCTGTCTAGCGAAGTGGATACCATACTAAAAAAACGTGCAAAGATTTTATCTGGTATTGAATATTCGAAGTGGATATCTATACCAGTGGAGTTTGTTAAGGAATTTTCAGCAGAATTAGATGAAAAATTAGGTGTCAATCAAGATATAGATACTACTGCTGATTTAAGGAAATTAGGAGAAAGTATTTGGCATAAGACTTTGCAATTAAATCATAGCCAAGATAAAAACATTTTTAAGTTTAAGAAAGAAGAGGTGGAGACTATGGATTTTAATCCGATCTTTAAAGCACGTAATTTGACAGTTGATAATAAATTAGCATTTGGAATTCTACAGTTTGATTCAAAAAGATCAGCATTTTTTGACGATTTAATTAAACCAGTGATTGAAAAGGAATTTCAAATTAACGTAGTGAAATCCGGTGATATGTTTGATGCTAATAATTCCAACATCATGGAAAATATTTGGACTAGTATCAATACTTCTAAGTTTATTATTTGCGATCTTAGTGGGAAAAATCCCAATGTTTTTTATGAATTGGGGATTGCTAATACAATTGGTAAACCGGTTATAACGATCTGTGATGAAGATTCGTTTAAGAAAGACTATGACGGTAAGCTACCCTTTGATGTATCTACCACGAATACTATTTTTTATAGTGACACAGCTGTTGGGGCTAAGAAGTTTGAATCTAAACTAAAAGCGACCGTAAAGTCGATTATTACTGGCCAACCGATATCTGGTAATTTTTATTAAATACAATTAACGTCCTTCGGGGCGTTTTTATTTTGCCCAAAAATAGGAGGTGGCCGGCATGAACCAAATTTTGAGCGTAGTTTCCTTGGTAGACGTATGTGCCGTTCAAAGCAGAAAATGTATAGGATTCATAATAGTGTTAGTGCGGGTCCTAAATACTGCCAAGCACATTTCACAAGCGTTATTTAACCCTTCAATTTAAATAGCGCTTACAATATAGTTGTACTAGGAAGTACCCCCAAAGTTCGACCTAGTATGTAACTCCATTCGCATTTACTAGCGTTGCGAAGACAACTTGATAACGCTAGTGATATGAGTCAGCATTGCATCGCTGGCTTTCATACAGTTGGCCGTCTTTCCAACGAGGCGGCCATACATAACTGTTTTGAAGTTAATTGATCAGTGAGCCAGAATAGAGAGAAGATGTGCCTAATGACACGAGATAAGCTAGAGACTCTAATGTTTGTCGCTGTGATTGTTATTTCAGCAGTTGTGCTTGAATTGATACAGTAATAACTAGTGGATAGGAAGAAATACAAGCGTCGTGCTAAAAGCATGGCGTTTTTATTTTGCCCAAAATAAAAAGACTAGCCAAAGCCAGTCTTGGGTACCTAATCATCCATGTTTACGACAGTCACGTTGGCTTTAGCCTTACGTACAACGTAGGCAGTTGTAGAACCTAAGACTAGACGTGAAAGAGCATCGCGTCCTGTTTTACCAATGACAATTAAATCAATATCATATTCGTTAGGAATCGTTGTAGCAATTTGTTCCTTAACAGATCCCGAAGCTTGAATGGTCGTTGCATCAATGCCTAGATCCATTGCTTGATTCTTGGCGTGATTTAAAATAATGCTACTTTGTTTTTGAAAGTTAGAAACCAGATCTTTAACTGCACTAGATGTGGTAGCTTGTGGATAGTTGAAGACACCATTCATGTCGATAACATGCGCTAGGATGAGTTTACTACCGCTTAACTTTGCCAATTCAATTGCATGTTTTAAAGCACGCTGAGAGTTTTCTGAACCATCTACAGGTACAAGGATATTTTTATACATAACCATTTGCTCCTTTATTAATAATTTATACGACTAAATTATATCACTATTACAGTAGGAGGTGGTCAGCATGGGCCAGATGGTAAATACAAAATTTGGCCTGGTCAGCCGCACAGAGGCGCGTTGCTTGGGCGACTTGGAACGTCAGCTTAAAGATGGACGGTGGCAACGTAAAAAGCCGCAGCGACCACATAAGCCGCGTATTACAGTGTGGAGAAAAAACGATGTTGAAAAGCATCGTCCTTTTAGTTTGAGCAAAACCAAGGGGGAAGTAGCAATGACAAACTAGTTTCTTGCTGTAGAAAGGCCATCAATTAAGAACCATATTAGCATCATTATGATGTAGCCAATAAGGTACTGATCTATCACAAAAAAAGCAATAATTAAAATTGTAGCTAATAGTTTTAAATAGAAACTTAATTTGTCATTATAACATCTATTAGAGTGCTTAAAGCTTGGGTTTTTCTGAATAAAAGGACGTTGAATCAATAAATAATAAATCGAGAATGCAAGAAGAAGCAGTGCTAGTTCAACAAATAAAAGCCGATTATCGTCATTCGGAAAGAGCTCTTGCAAGATAATTAGTATTATAAGTGGCACAAAAAAAGAATTTTCCAGCAACGCATATTTAAAGTCAAAATGCATAGTAGACGCCTCCTGTCATAATTATACATCTTTAGTAGTAAGGAGGGATTCCCAGTGTGGCAACAAAACGTTAAGAATTTGATAGTAGAGCTTACGGCGCTTGCTGTGGGTATTCTGATAGGGTGGTTGGCCTGCCTATGGTAAAACGCAAACAAACACCCATGTATTGGCAAAATGGCTCATATGCGTCTAAAACAGGGCATAAAATTGAACGCGATTTGGACCCGTGGGTCAGAGAGCAGTATGCAAAGCATCACTCGCAAAAGAGTGGTGCTTTTTCTGTTGAAGAAAGATTGGGAAAGGATGCCCAAAAGGTAAAAGCATCATCAGATGGAGACCAATAATTACAAAACAAACACGGATTGGGAGGTGGTGAAAATGATTGCCAAGACGAAGAACACCGAAGCGGGATGAGGCCAAAAATATTTGGCGTGCATCAGGTAAAACAAAGGCTTTAAAAGACATTGCGGATGAACTGGGAGTCGCCGCTTCAACAGTACGGAAATGGAAATCCACTGACCGCTGGGATGATGAACTGAAAGGGAACGCTCCAATTGAAAAGGAGCGTTACGATTCATTACGAAAAAACCAGAACGCAGTTGGCAACCACGGGGGCGCCGCCCCACCTCATAATCATAATGCGGTCACTCATGGCCTGTTCGCTAAGTGGCTTCCTGATGAAACCAGCGATATTCTGCAGGTTGTGGAGCAACAATCGCCGGCAGATATTATCTGGCAAAACATCACGCTGCAGTACACGGCAATTATCAGGGCACAGCAAATTATGTACGTTAACGATCACAATGATCTAAGCGATGAGATTTCTGGTTCAGGCATGGGGACAACCTACGACGTGCAGTATGCATGGGACAAACAGGCTACTTTTATGGCGGCACAGTCCCGAGCGATGGGTACGTTAGGAAACTTGATCAAGCAGTTCGTAGCGATTGCTGATGAAAATGATATCCGGCGCAAGCGTATCACGTTGATGGAGGCCCAAGTCGACAAGGCTAAAGCAGAAGTTGCCCAGCTTAAGCGTGACAGCGACCGTGATAACCTACCACTGCCGACATTCGTTGATGATGTACCGGAAGATGATGAAGAGATTAGAGGAGATGCAGATGGTGATGACAATCAAGCCGCCAAAAATACAGATTAAGTACCTCATTGGCAAGGGGTACAACGAATTCTGGCACGACAAACATTTCTATCGCGTAGTCAAGGGGTCACGGGGCTCTAAGAAATCTCGGACCACTGCATTAAACTTCATCTACCGAATTATGAAGTATCCTTGGTCAAACTTGCTGGTGGTTCGTCGGTACTCCAATACCAATCACGATTCAACTTACACAGTTTTAAAATGGGCGATTAACCGACTTGGGGTTAGTCGCCTTTTCAAATGCAACGAAGGAAAACCAGAGATTACGTACCTACCTACCGGCCAGAAGATTATTCTTCGTGGACTAGATGATCCACTGAAGGTCACCTCAGTGGACGTGGATACGGGAATTCTCAGCTGGGCTTGGTTTGAAGAAGCCTACGAGATAGAGAACAGCGATAAGTTTGAAACCGTCGTTGAGTCAATCCGTGGGAGTTTAGATGATCCCTATGCTGAGCACCAGTACGTTCCAGCTGACGAGTTAATCAAGCGGGAGAAGTGGAAGAAGGAGTTCTTCAAGCAAATCACGCTAACCTTTAACCCGTGGTCGGAGCGACATTGGTTAAAATCGATGTTTTTCGACCCGGAGACGCGTAAGCCAGATGTCTTCGCTCGTACAACCACCTTTAGGGTCAACGAGTGGCTTGATAAGCAAGATAGGCAAAGATACCTGGACTTGTATCGAACTAACCCCAGACGGGCTCAGATTGTCTGTGACGGCAAATGGGGAGTTGCTGAGGGACTTGTATTTGAAAACTGGATTGTTGAAGACTTTGATGTCAACAAGGTAGTAGCTGAGTCGGATGGCGTAGGTCACGGGATGGACTTTGGGTTCACTCATGACCCCACGACCTTTGCTGAAGCTGCTATTAATCGTGAGACCAAGGATATCTGGATTTTTAAAGAGCTGTATCAGAAGGCCATGACGACACAGGACATCTTCGATTGGTTGGACGATAACCACTATCTGAAATCAGACATTGGCGCTGACTGCGCTGAACCCCGTTTGATTGATGAGTTACAGGCTAAAGGCGTGCGGCGTATGCATGCGTCGATTAAAGGCCCTGATTCAATCGACTATGGAATCAACTTCTTGCAGGGCTATCGAATCCACATCCTGCCTAGTTGTGTGCATGCGATTGAAGAGTTTAACACGTACGTTTTTGACCGTGATAAGGACGGAAACTGGTTGAATAAGCCGGTAGACGCCAACAACCATTTTATTGATGCACTCAGATACGGACTAGAAAAGTACATTATTCAATACGAATCACTAGAGAAGCGCTTCGGCGTTGTATAAGCAAGGAGGTGAGTGAATGAGCAAAGATATTGTGGGACTTGATGGTAACCCGTTGATTATGGACTTTATGCAGACCAAGCAGGCCCCAACGGCAGGAACACGACACCCAGACCCCTTCCGTATGCAGCGGCCGGGGATGGGACACCGTTTGGGTGACTACGAGTTGGAGCAACTTTATCGGGGTAATTCGATGGCCCGCAACATTGTGGACATTCCCGCTGAGGATATGACCCGTAACGGCTGGCATATCAAGATGGACGATAATTCCTTAGCAGCTAAGTATGAGGCACGATTAAATGAATTGAATGCTCAGAAGCGATTCAAGGACCTTTACCGATACTCACGGCTTTACCGAGCGGGGTATATTGCTATCAGTACGACCGAGAGCTGGAATTATGAACTTGAGGACCCTTTGAACCCAGACAGACTGTTGCGAATCCCATTTATTACGGCGTTTAGCTCCAAGAAGGTCAACGAGACCAAGTTCGATGATGACGTCTTCTCACCAACTTACGGTCAAGCTCTAAGTTATCAGATCAACAACGGAACCGCTGACGTGCAAGGGTCAAATTATTATGGGGTACAGCAGGTAGATAAGTCACGTTTGCTTCGCCAACAAGAACTGCGGTTCGAAGATGAAACGGAAGGTATCTCGCTATTGGAGACCATTTACGACATCTTGATGACGATGGATACAGGACTCTACTCAGTCGGGGAGATTCTGTACGACTATGTTTTTAAGGTTTTCAAGTCCCCATCGGTTGACGACACGAGTCCCGATAAGCTGTTGCAGGTCGGGGCGGCCGCTTCGTCCAAGTTTAGAACTGAGTCCACCGCGTTGATTAGTGACAAGGACGAATTGACCAAAGAATCAACCAACGTCGGCGGCATCGACAGCTTGCTTGATTTCTTGTGGGAATACCTTAGTGGCGCGGCCCGCATGCCTAAGTCGGTTCTTAAAGGCCAAGAGGCCGGAACACTGACTGGGGCACAGTATGATGTGATGAACTACTATAGCCGCATTGCTTCGGACCAAGAGAACAAGATGCGACCACAGCTGGAATATTTGCTCAAATTGCTTATGCGAGCCAGTGATGAGTGCGGCGGATCGCTAGACCCCGACACCGTTAACTGGTCCATCGAATTTAACCCGCTATGGTCGGTTGATTCGCAAACCGATTCGCAGATTCGCTTAGCAAATGCCCAGGCCGACCAGATTTACATTCAAAACGGCGTGCAGGGGCCCGAAGAGGTTCGAGAGGCACGTTTTGGTTCCGGCGGTATGGACCCGGATGGTTCAGTTGACATGGACAGTATGAGTGACGACGAGCGCCGGGCGGTAGTTGAGGCTTATCGTAAAGAACATGGCGGTGATTAGCCATGAGAGTGCCACACACGCGTTATCCACTAAGAATTGAGAAATCATACGCGCATACTGTCGGTAAGGCTGTAGGCCAAGTTGAGAGCACTACACTGCTGCTACTTAAATCGGAGGTCAAGCCTGTAATCAACCGGGGAACCGTTAACGACTCACTTTACAACGACGACATGATCGACTGGGTTGAATCCCTAATTAGCCGGTTAAAGGAGCTGATTCTTGGTTCTTTTACAGATACTGACGCGAAGCAAATGGTTGAGCGGTTTATGTCGGCTATCAACACCAGTAATCGTGCCAACGTGGCGTCACAGATTCAATCTCACGAGCTAGTGAAACATTCGACATTGCTTTCTACTGGTAAGCCGGTAGTCTTGGCGATTAATCCGGTCGCAGGGGATGCGCAGCTTGACGGCTACGTTAAAGGCAAGATTGCCGAAAATGTCAGTTACATCAAGGGTATCCGCGATGATTATGCGATGAAGATTGAGCAGATTATCTACCGTGGCGTCACCAAGGGGCAGTCTTATGGTGAGATGGCGGAAGCAATCCGTCACCAAGGCAAGATGAGTCGCAATCGTGCCGCTTTCATTGCCCGGGACCAGTCCGGGACTATCTACAGTCAGATGACCCGTACTAGGCACCAAGCAGCTGGAATTAACCACTTTCAATGGCGTGGAATGATGGACGAGCGTGAACGTGCCAGTCATGTGGCACGTGAAGGCATTATCTACAACTACGACACGGCTGACTTGCTACCCGGAGAAGATTATGGGTGCCGTTGTACTGGTGATCCGGTTTTTGATGACGAATTAGATGATTCAGAAGAATAACGAAACGAAGGGAGGTGAAAGTATGGCAGATACAAATTCATCTAGTGCCGCAAGTACGCCAAGCTCTGCAGCACCTAGCTCTAAAATCGCTACTAGCATGTATGCTTCGAGTACGACACCAGCAGCACCAGCAACTAAGCCTAAGAGTACGGTCAAGACCGTGACCTTAAAAGAAGGCGACAAGCTATGGCGGGTTGCCACTGATGCTGGTATTTCACTGGACACACTTGTAAAGATTAATGGCTTGAAGAACTACTCGGTTAAGCCCGGTAAGGTTCTGCAATTGCCATAGGAGGTGATTGCATGAAATTTTATGATCGTGCTGAGCTTGGCAAGTATGTTGAGACGCCTGAGGGTTACTTACACGGCGAGTTTCCGATTACGCGTCCCGGAGTCTTCCCGTATATGCGTAATGGTGGAAGTGTCTCCCAAGTGGCAAAGCTTCCGGATGAGGTATTTTCTAAGGAGACCATCGAATCTGCCAACAACAAGCCATTGACTAATGACCACCCAAACGTGGGTGTTGATGTGCGGAACTTCAAGGCATTATCTGTAGGGATGACCGACAGTGACGCCCACGTTGAAGACAATAAGCTGGTAGTTGGGGCAACCATTACGGACCCAGACATGATTGCTCAGGTTAAGTCGGGTAAGCGGGAACTTTCAATTGGATTCAATGCTGACGTTCCTACAGAATCCGGAGAGTACGGCGGAGCCCAGTATGACGCCGCTCAGCGCAACATCAAGATTAATCACATTGCTATCGTAGATAGGGGCCGCGCAGGTCATGGGATTTCAATTCATGACAGTGCGGCTTTTGTTATGGATGACGATTCTAATATACAAGGAGGAACCAAAATGGCAACAATGATCATTGATAACCAATCTTTTGAGGCCGACCAGCGGGTTATTGACGCTGCGAACGACACTAAAAAGCAACTGGTTGCAGCAGAAGCCCTCGTGGCAAAGCTGAAAAAACAATTAGCTGGGTCCGAAGACACCGCGGCTAGTTCTAAGAAGGAAGCCGATTCACTCAAGGGCGAACGGGATGCCTTGAAGACTCAGCTTAAGGATGCTCAAGATAAGCAACTTGACCAAGACGCCTTAGACAAGCGCATTGACGCACGGCTTGCACTTCAGACTAGCGCAGCTCGTTTTGTTGGTGATAGCTTCGACTTCAAGGGGAAGACTGACCGGGAAGTTAAGGTGGCTGCCATTAAGACCACCAATGATGCCTTTGATGAAAAGGATAAGTCTGACGACTATATCAATGCATTCTACGATTCTGCGGTTTCCTTGGCAGATAAGAAAGGGTTCACTCACACGTTGGGTGGCCAAGGTGTGAATCAAAACGAAACTGACTCGGTAGATAAGCTCAAAGGCGACCGAGCCAACGCCTACAAGTAAAGGAGGGATAACTCATGGGATTAATTCCACGACCACAAATGTACATGGACCCCAACATTGGGTTGGGCAAGATTGCCGACATTCGGCATACAGAAGTTGACTCAGCGGTTGCTGCAGGAGTAGTAGCTGCCGGGGCCGCCGTTCAAATGAGTTCGGGGGTTGTTACAACCGTCAGTGACGGTAAGTTCTATGGCGTTGCAGTAGCCAAGGACTACGTCGATAACTTGGATGATTCACCACAAACGTCTAAGTACAAGGCTAAGCAGATGGTTCCTGTTTTGCGTAAGGGGACCATCAACGTTGCCATCACGGCCGATGTTGCGGAAGGCCAACCAGCTGCTGTTGACGGGACGACTGGGAACTTCAAGCCGGCTGCAGATGCTGACACGATTGTGGGGACGTTCAAGACAGCGGGTAAGTTTGTTGCCAACGACGCCACTGCGGGCTCAACGGCACAACTTCAAATTAACTTGCCATAAGGAGGCGACAGTAGATGCCACAAGAATTAGCAATGATTGAAAATCGCGACTTAATCGCGATGGAAAAGACGGTGCTTAAGGCACCACAAGAAGAATTGATTGGTCGGTCACTGTTTCCAACCATTCCTGGGGTAAATCCAGGGGCAGAGACCTACGGATACAGTCTAATGACCCGGCACGGTGCTGCGAAAGTTATTGCCAACGGGGCCGATGACTTGCCGATGGTCGACGAAGACGTTAAGCGAGCTTATCAGCCAATCTACACTATTGCCGCTGGTATTCACTTCACGTATCAGGAAGTATTTGCCGCTCAAATGGCCGGACAACCGCTTCAAACGGATAAAGCTGAAACGGTCCGCCGGGCAATCTCCGAGAAGGAAAATGACATCATCTTCAACGGGGAATCAAAGGTTGGTATCACCGGTCTGACAAACCTTGAAGGTATTCAGGCAATGAACGCTGACAAGAAGTTTTCAGAATCTACTGGGGCAGAGATGCAAGAGACTTTGCGTAAGGCTAAGTCCTTAATCACTGTAATTCCAGGGTTCAATCAAGCACGGTTGAAGCTAGTTTTAGCACCAGCCCAATATGAATCTTTGAACTCACGTTACAGCGACTACGACTCCCGCACCATTTTGGAAGTCATCAAGGCCGCTGGCTGGTTTAGCTCCATCGAAACGACCTCCGCATTGGTAGGTAAGGGGTTGGATAACTCAGAATGTGCGATGATCTTTGATTCCACTTCACAAACCGGTGGTTTCTTGCTCCCTCGTGACGTTACACAGTTCCCACAAGAAGCACATTATCCTAACACGATTGTGCCTTACGATGAACGGACCGGTGGCCTGGTAGTCAAGACGCCGTACGCCATCGTTAAGTTGTCAGGAATCTAAGGAGGACGCCATGTTAGTTAAAAATAAGGGTAAATTCATCCATAATGTTGGTGGGGTGCAACTGGTCCCCGGTTCTAACCAGCTCACCAAGAAGCAATCCGAAGCATTCAACGCGGCTATCAAGTCGAACAAGTTGAATGCTTTTTTAATTGAAAAGGGCACCTTATCTGCTGTTGAAGGTAAAGGTGGCAAGGACGTGCAAAGTGTTACTGACATGACCCTTGACCAAGCACTGCCTGAGATTGCGGACACCGTATCGGTTGAGACACTGACCAAGTGGTTAGCCGATGAACAACGCGGCGCCGGTCGTAAGAAGATGGTGGACACGTTGAAGGCTCGGATTGCTGAATTAAAGACCCCGGAAGACGAATAGAGGTGGTCTAAGTGGATGAAGCGGATAAGAGCACCATCCAGAACGTTCGTCTGATTCGGTCGGACTTGGCGAAGGTCAGTGACGATACTATCCAACTTGCAATTGATGATGCTTGGACTGAAGTTCAGAGCCGGGGTTTCCCCACACAGTATCAAGAGCAAGCATGCCGTTATCTAGCAGCGAGTCTGATCAGTCGTGAGGATGATCGTGTTTCTCTGAAGCAAGTTGGGGATTTGAAGAAGCAATATTTCAAGGGTGTCAACGCTTGGGCCGACCGGTACAAATACTTGTTGAGCCAGTTCGGTGATGGTGGCTCCCTCAGAATTGTGGTGATTTGATGGAAGATTTCGACAGAATTCCAGACGTTGAGCGGGAGATGGCGGAGCTGAGTCATCTACAACTGCAGGTCGGGATATTTGGTGAGGATGGGTCGTTTATGCAAATGATTGCGTCCGCTAACGAATATGGCGCTGATATTGAACCGAAAAATGGCAAATGGTTGACGATTCCCACCGAGAATGCGCCAAAGGGAGCCAAGGCACGAGATATTGAGGGACTTTTTCGACCTAAGGATAAAAATATTCTTGCTGTCAGTGATGGTAAGGGCGGACTTATCCCGATGTTCTATCTGGCAAAGAAAGTTCATATCCCAGAGCGTTCCTTCATTCGGTCGACTTTTGATGAAAATGTTGATGATTGGGTTGAGTATCTTGTTGATCAAGTTATCGAGCTGGGGATGGGTGATAGCGGTATTACAGCTAGAAAAATCATGGAATCTTTAGGTAATCGCATTCAACGGAGTATCGTGCAAAAAATACGCTCCATTGAATCACCTGCCAATTCTCCCATAACTATTGCTCGTAAAGGTTCTAACTCACCACTGGAAGATACAGGTCATCTTATTGATGCTGTGAGATATAAGGTGGTGAACGTCTGATGTATGAAGAGTTTGCCGACATGCTAGTGGAATTTGGAATCCCACTGCTAGTGTATCTACCTGCCAATGGCGAGGGTGGTCACTTAGAACATGGAACTTGGGTTAAGGACTCTGAGATGCCACCAGTTGAGGTCAGTGAGCCACTGGTGGTGCCATCCAAGACATCACTGTACAGCATGGAGGTTCAGCATAACGCGGGTGGGGAGACGCAATCTTACGATGCTGTCTGGTATTCAACGATGGAGGCCCCTAAAGGAACCATTGTTGAAAATAAGCGGACCGGTCGAAAATACGTTGTTGACCACGAGCGGGATTATACGGATTACTCTGACGTGCACGAGTACGACCTGAAGGGGGCAAGTAACCATGACTGACGGTTCTTTTGAGTATGGAGAACTAGCCGACGTTCTAATAGATGAAGTTAAGTCTTTAGTGGGATGTGACCTAGTTGAACAGGATTTTTCTGGGCCGCAACGCGCTTACCCTTTCTTCACTTATAAGATCACTACGCCTTACATCAAGGACATGGAGCAAATGAATAGCGGTGAGATGTTCGATTTGACGGTCTCAATGACTTGCTGTAGTGACAACAGCATTAAGGCTCAAGACCTCGCTATGAAGCTCTTTAAGAATCTCAAATCTGATAACGTGCGTCGCAAACTTCGAACGGATCACGATATCGTCATTGCCGATGTTGATTCTTTCGACAACCGAAGCGTTTTTCAGTCCGTCAATTATGAACGGCGCGTTGGGTTTGATTTACACCTTCGAGTAGTGGATGGCTTCCATGAAGATATTCCAACCATCGATAAGATTAACTTAGACAATACAAATTAAGGAGGTAGCTAAATGACTGTAGCTACGAAGATTGGTGACATCACTGTTACGATCGATGTCAACCACCCGGTAATCCCTGTTGGCTTAGGGGTTCCGGGACTTTTTATTAAAGGTGATACCCAGAAGGACCAAGTGTATTCAAGCTTGGACGCCTTAGCAGCTGACTACGCGGAAGGCACTGACATCTATAAGGTGGCATCAGCATACTACGCACAGCCAAATGCAGGAACCACGATTGAAGTGATCACCTACACAGCGTCCACGACTGATGCTAACACGAAGTCAACGACTGGCGTTAAAGCATGGGTAATCTTGTGCATTGACTACAACGATGAAATGAACGAATAACCGTGAGCGCTTAGGGTTCGACTCCCTGAGCGTTTTTTGTACCAAAAATTTATTGTAAAGGATGATTACAAATGACTGAAGCAAAGAAGACTGTATCTCAAGACACTAAGGCGACCAACGAGGTGGCTAAGGCACGACAAAAACGTGATGAAGCAGAGCGAGTACCACTGAAGCGAATTGGTAAAACTGAAACTATTACGGTTGAAGATTTCGATGGTCCCAAAGACTACACGTTCTTTTTCCCTGGTTTAAAGAAGGCCCATAACCTCGTAGACTTTGCGCGCATGGGGAACGGAGTTATTGATAATACCACGTACAATGAAGGCCTTATGAAAACGGTAATTGTGGAACCTAAGACGGATTGGGATTACTGGGATGAACATGATGGTTATGGCAAGGTCATGGACGAAGCTGATCGGTTTCTTGGCGAGTGGCTGCGCAAGTAATCGAAAAGGAATGCAATTGGAGCTTGCCTATCGGAATAATCGGCAGTATGAGTGGCCAGTTGAGATGGGGATTGCTACGCGCGAAGAGGTTGAGTTGGCGACCTTTGATGAACTAGAAATGTTTAACTATCAAGCCGATAAAAAATTTGAGTTGATGCAAGGATTGAATCCCGAAGAATAGTGAGGTGAAAAAGTATGGCAATCAAGCACACGACAATCGATATTGATTGGAAAGTGGATGATAGTGGGCTACGGTCTGCAGAAGGTAGCGTCAAAACACTAGAAACGGCAACAAAGTCGGCAACGACGGCAAGCGCCAGTTTCTCAGCCAGCCAGCGAGCTTCAGCAGCGGCCCAGCGAGAGTCTACATCAGCTACCAAGTCTTATACTGATGCCCAACGCAATTCTGGACGACAGGATCGAGAGTCTGCGCAAGACAGGGCCAAGCTTAAAGAGCAGGTTAAGGAATATGAAACCGCACTTAAGTCTTCGAGAAAATCGCTAGAACTTAGCCAGAAGGCTGATGCCTCGTACACTGAAACATTAAAGGCCCAAGGCCATGCACATGCTGCTAACAGTGACCATATTCGGTCACTGCGTGGTACATACGCGAGTCTACAAACTCAGTATAGTAAAGAAGTTACTCAGCTCCAGCGAGTAAAGACAGCTAGTGGCTCAACTTCAGAGGCCTATCAGGCACAGCGAAAGCGTGTTAATGATCTAGGCCTACAGATGGCTAAGACTTCTAACGAACTCAACGGATTCAATCGAGCCCAGAAGTCCATGAAGACGGTGTCTGAGTCTGCTAACCGTGTTTATGATAAGACCAAGGCATTGAGCCTAGGTGTTGGCGCCGCGTTTGTCTATGGCGCTAAGAAGGCCATTGAGCTTCAGCATGAGTACAAGGTCACCAATAACTTGCTGACGACTGGTGGTGAGAGTGCCAGAACTTCACTGAAGGCCACTAAGCAAATGCAGGCTGACGGCGCTAAATATTCTATTCAGTACGGTAAATCCCAGAAGTCAATTGCTGAGGGGTACCAGGAACTAACCAAGCGTGGTTACACCTCTGAGCAGTCTCTTGGTTCTATGAAGTCCATGCTAAAGGCATCTGTAGCTTCTGGGGACAGTTTCTCAGACGTTGTGCATGATTCAACAGCAGCCTTAGAGTCCTTCGGAATGCGGGCCAACTCTACTGCTGGCATGATCAAGAACACTAAGACAGTCACTAATCAAATGGCATACGCTGCTGATTTGACGGCAACGGACTTCCATTCGATGGGGATCGCTCTTAGTTACTCTGGTGTCAGTGCTAAGCAAGCCGGACTAAGCCTGTCCGAAACTGCCAGTGCAATCGGTATCTTATCTAACAACGGTCTCGAAGCTGACAAAGCCGGGACTGGGTTACGTAAGACACTGACCAGTCTACAGTCACCTTCAAAAGCAGCACAAGGTGCGCTTGATAAATTAGGACTTTCAACCAAAGATTTCACCAAGAAAAATGGTGATATGAAGTCTATGGCTGACACTTTTAGCCTAATTCAAAAGCATAGTGCCAAGCTAGGAGCGACTGAAAAGGCCTCTGTATTTCATAATCTGTTTGGGGCAACAGGGCAACAAGCTGGAGCCATCTTAGCTGAAAATGCTGATCAGCTTGGCAAGTTAAACGAGAAGGTCAAGGATTCAGCTAAGAATGACTATACCAGCAAGCTGTCTGCAAAGAACATGCAGTCTGCTCAAAACCAGATTAACAAATTTAAACAGGCTGCGTCAGGATTAGCCATCACTTTTGCACAAACGGTCCTTCCATCGATTACTAAACTGGCAATCGGTATGGGGGGCTTGCTGGAGAAATTTGGCAAACTTGATAAGTCACAAAAGACCATGCTGACGTGGACTGCTATTTCAGTAGCTGCATTAGCACCATTGGCCAAGGTTATAAGTGTCGTTACGACACTTGGCGGAGCAGCGGTAAAGACTACTAGTCTGCTTGCAAAGATGGCCGGCGTTGAAAAGGCAGCCACTGGAATTGCTGTTGGAAATGAAGCAGTGAGTGCATCTGAAAAAGCGACGGTGGCTTCTTCCACGGTAGCGAGTGGTTCTGGAAAACTGGCTAGTTCAGGATTAGTTTCCAAGCTAACATATGCTGGCATTGGTCTAAGCGTTGGCAGTGATGTTGTTAAAGCAATTCATTCTGGTGTTGATAGCAAGCAAGGCGGTAAGGAATTATGGCACGGCGCTGGTTCCGCAGTCGGTGGTGGAGTTGCGGCCGTTCTAAGCGGTGGAAATCCACTTGTTGCCACAATTGGTGCAGCTGTTGGTGGGGCCATAGGCAATGCAATTGCTGATAGCCCCGTTGTCAAACAAGTAAATAAGACAGAACGCAAAAATATTCATAGTTACGATGCCAGCGCTAAAAAGAGTGGCTCAGCGAGTCACCAAACGCTACGAACTAATCCTTACGGTTCCGGTGCTGGTAATGATATTTCTGGCTTATCTGTAGGTAGTTTTAAGAAAAAGGACACAAAAAGTCCGTACGATAAATTACCTAGTTACGCTAAGAAAGCCATGGCTGATGTTAGCCAGACATTCAACCAAGGTCGTGCCCGATTAATTCAGGCAACTGAATCTGGGAGTAAGTCAGAGTCCAAGTCCTTACTAGCTCAAAATGCTAAGACCTACTCAGGGCTTAGCAAGAGCGTTAAGGAATATGGCCGTACTCGTGTTCGCGAATCTGCTAGTAGCTTAGACACACTCGTGAAAAACGGGCTAATGACTAAGAAACAAGAGAAGTCGATTCTTGATAGCGAGCAAAAGTCCAATTCAAAGCGCGAGGCTTCAGCAAAAAAGGCCATATCCGAAGTTACGAAATCTGAGGCTAACGGTGGTAAGGGTCGTCAAAGGGCCGTTGCCAACGCTAATGCCAAAATTGCTTCACTGATGTCTCAAGGCAGTGCTAAGCAGAAGGTTATTCTGGGAAAGCTCAGCGACAGTACCAAAAAACTGTCTGCTAAGCAGGGAGCTGCAGTAGTTCAATCATCGTACAAGGCCATGCGGAGTACGATAAAAAATGCTAACACCACCTATACCAAGTCTAAATCGGCAGCAGATAAGAAGTACAAAGCCGTTATGTCGGCGGCCGATCATGAACGGTATGTCACTGGGACCCTATCTAAGAAGCAGTATGAGGCTATTAAGGAAAAGGCCGAAAAAACACGTGACAAATCAGTTGGTGCTGCCAAAGATCGTCGTGATAAGACTGTTGCTGCCGCACAGGATGAGCACGAGAAGGTCGTTCGCGAAGCACGTGCTCAGACCAAAGGACACTTGAAACAAGTTGACCAAGAGACTGGACAGGCTGTTGGGCTATTTCAGTCAATGGTGGACAGTATTAATTCAATTCTCACGGGAATTAAATGGCCTGATATGGACCATCTAACATCTAATGAGATTGACAAGGTAAGTAAGAGTACCGCCAAAGGCGCAGCAGCACAGAATAAGACACTTAGAAATATGGATGCCGGGAAGAAACATCCGGCAGCTACCAAGTCTAAGGCTACTTTCCGTACTGCGCCTAAGCTTAATACCGGCTTTGCTGTTGGTGGATCAATCCGTAAGACCGGTATGGCAATGGTTGGGGAAAATGGCTCCGAGGTCTTACAACGCGGGAAGCAATTCAGCGTTGTGGGTGCTAAGGGTGCGCAACTTCTACAGGTACGATCGGGTGATCGTATCTACAGCCACGCAGATGTTACCAAGATGGCACATGGTGCTTTCAGTCAACGACTACCTAACTTTGCTGCCGGTACGACTCAACTAGCCAGCTTTGCAGCTGGTAGTGGGGCCGCTATGCCAGGGCTGAGCAAGAAGACTTCTAAAGACTCAATTTCGGAATCCAAAAAGATGTCGAAATTAGTCACTAAGAACTACGGTGACATGTCTAAGAAGTCTGCTTCGTCGCTGAAACAGCTCAACAAGAAAAACGCCTCATTGTGGCATGATACTCGCACTGATGCGGAATCTGAGACCACTAAACTGCATAAGCGGGCGGTCAAGAAGTTTAACGACGTCAAAGATGATACAGTCACCTCACTGAAGTCGATGCACAAGCAGTTTAACAGCGTCACAACGGACCTAGTTAGCAATTTTGGGTCCATTTTTGGCAAGTTAAAAGGTCAAGCCCATGACGGGATGGCTGGTGCAATTTCATCGATGAATTCCGGTATCAGCAGTATCGATACCACACTGGCACAGTTTGGTGGAAACAAGTCTGTTTTGAAGCCAATTCACTATGCAACTGGGTCTAAGGGCCCAATCGCTAGTGACCAACTGGCCGTTCTTAACGACGCAACAAGTGGCCCTCGACAAGAACTAGTGGCACGTGGCAGTCAACTTTTGAAGCCTATTGGTAACGACGTCATTACACCTCTAAAAAAGGGTGATGAAGTCTTCAACGGATCACAGGTTGAGAAGGCCAAACCATACTTGCCATACTTCAAGAAAGGTACTGGTGCGTCTGATGATAAGCTGATTAGTCTGGCTTCTAAGAATCATAAGAACCCAGATGCTGCTTGGAAACGTGACTTTGATGACAAGACAGCTAATCCTAAGGGGTCCGACCTGCAACGTGAGTTGACCACTACAGCCAAGGGTGCAACAGATTCTGTCGGTCCTAATTGGTACAAGGCTGGTTGGAACGTCATCAATGATGCAATTAATGGCGGTAGCGGGGCCGGCGGTAACTGGGCGCACTCACCAGGGCTTGCTAAAACTGATGGATTTAATTCCGCACGAGGAAGCGGACTGCATGATGGAAATGACTTTTCCGGTGCAGTTGGTTCGGCAATTCATGCCGTGCATGGTGGAAAAGTTATTCGTGTCGGGTATCCGCCCTCTGGCTGGGGAGCCGTTGGTCATTCGATTGTCGTCAAATCAGATGATGGATACGAAGAGATTTACCAAGAGTATGGGATGGCCAATAATGCGAAGGTTAGTGTCGGAGATACCGTAAGGACTGATCAAACAGTCGCAACATTAGGCCATAACAATGTTGGCACACCGCCTCACGTTCACATTGGTGTATCTAAAGGCTCTGTCTGGAATCACGGTGGTATGAGCCACAATGGTTGGTACGATGTCACCAAGATGCATGGCAAGAGCTCTGGTGTGGAGAAGAGTAAGTCTAAGGATGCTGGCGTTGAAAAGCTCTTCAAGCGCGAGATTGGCAAGTCAGCGTTGGCTTGGATTTCTAAGAACCTTCAAAATGACTCGGCTGGCGGTTCAATGGGAAACCCCGGAGGGTCTGGAGTTGAACGCTGGAAGTCAGCAGTCGAGAAGGCTCTTAGAGCCAATAGCCTTTCAGCTACGGATTGGCGTGTAAATGATATGCTACGGCTTATCAGTCGTGAGTCAGGCGGCAACCCAACCACTGTAAACAACTGGGATAGCAATGCCAAGGCCGGTAATCCTTCTAAAGGTCTGACCCAAACGACACTATCAACCTTTAAGGCAAATGCTTTTAAGGGGCATACCAACATCTTGAATGGGTATGACAACATACTAGCTTCCATTCGATATATTAAACGCCGTTATGGTTCTGGACGGGCCGCCTTTGAGCGTGTTGCGGCAAGTGCTTATGCCAAGGGTGGTCGTCCGAAGGTTGGTGAGTGGTCGATTGTCGGCGAGAAGGGGCCTGAGCTTTTCAAGCCAGACTCAGCCGGAACCATTTATCCGCACGAGAAATCAAAGCAGATTGCGAACCAATCCATTCCTTCAAATTCACGACACAGCAGTAAACCCAAGATTGATTTTCACCCAACGATCCATGTCAATATAACTGGTGACGCCAGCGGAAATATCACGAAGCAACAAGTTATGAAGTGGGTCAAGGAAGCGATGGGTGAAAGCTTTGAGCAATTACAAGATCTGTTAGGAGGAGCATAATGGTAAAACCTGTATACAAACGAACTCGGGATGGGACTTCCGAGTTTTTTGGTGCATACATGCACGAGTACGGAAAAAATAAGATGTCTCAACGAATCGGGATTCATGCCAAGACTGAGGATGATGATTCTGCTTCAGAGGTAACTCAGTATGCAATTGAGAAGGGCGAACCTATCACCGATCATTCAAGGCCAACAAGTAAGACAATCACCCTTTCAATATTGATTCAAGAAGATACGATGGCTAAGGCCAATAAGGTTTGGTCCAAGTTGAATAAGTGGCGATTCGACGGTACCCAAGTTGTTTTTAAAGGTGCTGTTGTCTATTACAAACATCTTCAGATTGAGGACTTAACCCGTCATGGCGAAAAGTACACCTCTACCATTGAGGCAACAATGAGCCTCAAGTTTGTACATTTTGCTAAGACTTCCCGAATTAAAAAGAAGGGTAAAAAAAGTAATGGCAACAAGAAACCTACTGGTAGTACCAAGTCTGCTCAGACTAAGGGCACTTATCGCAAGACTAAGGCCGGTGATACTTACTGGGGATTCCATCAAAGCTTTGGGACGTCAATTGCAACGCTGCGTAAGTGGAACAAGTATCCGGATCGCAAGATACCTATTGGTGTTCGGGTTAGAGTTAAGTGAGGTGAGTGGTGATGTCGCAACGCGACTATATTCCGATAGATGTTGATGATCTCCCAGAGATTTTTGAAATTGAATTAGCAGATGTCACCTTCAACTTTGGAGTTTCCTACAACGCTGTTGGTGATTTTTTTACGGTCGATTTATACGACGAGGACCTCAACCCAATCATTTTGGGTGAAAAATTGGTACTCAATCATCGACTATGGGCCTACGTCAATGATGACCGACTGCCAGCGGTTGACTTGGTACCAATGGATGAGTCCGGACAAGCCACAGCCGTCAATGCTGAGACTTTTGGGCGGACAGTGTTCTTGATGATCGATGATATTGACCCAACAGATGATCTTAGTAGCGATGACTATGTTGGAATTGGCGAAGATGGGGGTGATGATGATGGCAGCTAAGTATCAAGTGGATCGGCGAGTCAAGTTGGTGCTGGATACAGGTAAAGAAAAAGTGACGCTTGAAAATATAAACCGGCTGAATCATTTGCTGGAAATTCAGTTTAGTGTGCCATTTTCTAGTGAGCCCACACCAGATGTTGCGACAGTGACCATCATGAACCTGTCTAAGAAGACACGGGCTCTTTTTAAAAAAGGAGAGCACGTCACACTTTACGCAGGATATAAAGGTGATGTTGGAGTTCTGACGGAGGGTAACATCAACAAAATTCCGCCTCTGCTATGGTCCGGTGTTGACTCGCAGTTCAGCTTTACCTTCATCCAGGGCGCCGACTACTCAAAAAAGAAAGATGTTTCAATCACCTTTAAGAAACAATCGGATGCTGAACAAGTTATCAAGACGATTGCCAAAAAGTCAGGCATTCCGCTGAAATCCATCAAGCTGCAAATTCCGAAGAAATTTAAAAAGGGCTATACAGCTGATGGTCAGCCGTTAGAACTGATTGAATCTATTGCTAAGAAGTGTGGGTCGGTTCTCCGAATTGTGCGTGGAAAATACTGCGTGGTTTATGACACCAGTGCCAGTGATCTGCAAAAGATTGTACGGACACGACGTACTGCAGTCCGGTCGGCTCATAACCACTATCTGACCAAGTTGAAACAACAGGGGACGGCAGCCAAGTATCGGTCGTCTACAACAGCAACAATCTCTAAGGACCGGGAACTTTACAAGAAGAATCTGACAGCGGCTCAGGGACGATTGGCCAAGGCTAAAACCAAGAGTGGCAAGGCCGCGGCCCAGAAGTCTATTAAACACTGGCAGCAGCGGATTAGTGATGTTGGCAGCTTGAAATCTCACAAAAATGCTGTTGAATCCTATGCCAATCGTACCAAAGAAGTTAAGGACGCTAAGGATGATTGGATTAATGCTAAGAAGTTGTTGACCAAGGCGGAGAGGGCGCTGAAGAAGGCCGGAGGGGCCAAGAAAAATAGCACGGCAACCAAGCCTGCTGAGTTCTTACTATCAGCTGAAACTGGCCTCACTGATGAGCCTGCCTACAGTGAAGATGACGATGGCGAATCATGGAGCTTTAGTTGCCTTTTACAGCACCGTATCACGACGGATGCTGCCATCAAAGTTGAAAGTCGTAACTTGAAACGTACGATGGTTGTCGATAACGGGGAGCACACTTATGATGGGTCGTCCTTCCTAACGACGGGGGTGCTTAAGTAATGGCAAACAAAAGACCGGAATTGAAGTTTTTCCGATTCTTTGCACGAAAAGTAAAGCGTGAGACACATGTCCACCTACTTTGCCGAGTAGTTTCGGTAGAATCGGATCATACCTGTACCGTGCAGCCTCAAGACCTTGCGTCTGATGGCGATAAGCGAGGGATGATTCTGAGTGTACGAATTCCTAAGCATGCTCGAGACGATGTGAAAAAGGACGTCAGCGTTAGCGTAGGTTTTTTCGATCGCGACGTTTCAGAAGCCGATGTAGGCGATACTGGAGATATCTCAAACGCTTCGGATCGTCTGCATAGTCTGAATGATGCTTTTATCGAGGCGGTGTTTTAATGGAATTACGAGATTTAAAACAAGATGAGAACGGCGATTTAGTCATCGAAAATGGTGAAATGCAGACGGTTACTGGTAAAGAGGAGTTGGCTCAAGGAATTCGCACCATCATCGGTAATCAGCTGGGGGACGCACCACTAGAACCCGATTTGGGAATGGACTATGAAAATCTTATCGGTGAAGACTTTAATGAAGCCTTTGCCCAAGCTGATTTTGAGGATGCAATTTTGGAGCAGGAACCCCGAGTGGTAGCCATCACAGATACCACTTTTAATTTGGACCATAAAACGCGAATTTTGTCAGTAAATTTGAAAATGACCGTTGATATGAACCAGACGGGTAATGAGGATGACCAAGAGGAAATAGAACAGGAGGTGACGATTGATGGCGGAAACTGATACTGAGTATGGACTAACGCCGCAAGGTTATGTAGCGGAGCCAGAGGACGCGATTCAAATTGACCTATTTGAGCTTGCTGGTAGTCTGATGGGTTCTAATATCGGGACGGCTGAAAAGTCTATCTTAGGTAGTTTTATCCGTATCGTGGCTCACCGATTTGCTAAGTACGAGCAAACCATCGGCAACGTCTGGGACTCGTGGTTCTTCGACACCGCAACAGGGATTACCTTAGATAAGGTTGTTGCCTTATTAGGACTAACCCGAAATAAATCACAACCAGCCTACGTGTCTTTAACTTTCACCGGAAAAGCAGGAACAGTGATTGATGCTGATGAAATGTTCGAGACAGAAGATGGACAAACCTTTATGCTCGAAGATGCCGTTATTTTGGATGATGATGGCAACGGTTCTGGCATTGCAGTTTCAATGGATGAGTCAGCTGATGCGAATGTCGCAGCAGGTACGATTACTAAGCAGACCATGCCGGTTGAAGAGATCACTTCGGTCACTAATCCGGTGGCAGCGACTGGTGGTATGACTACCGAGGATGATGAGACTTTTAAGAACCGGGTAAAAGTCTTCGAAGAATCATTGTCGGGAGCTACTCGTGACGGAATCAGATCATCAGTGGCTAACGTGGCCGGAGTCGATCAAGTAGAGGTCAACGTCAATGATACCAATGAAGTTGACGAAAATAGTGACCCGCCAAAATCAATTCACGTCTATGTTGCAGGTGGCATCGATGGTGATGTAGCTCAAGCTATTAGCGATACTCTTGCTGGTGGGACTCAGACAGTAGGGTCAACGGTTTGCAAGGTGCTGGACCGTGGCGGGCACCCGCAAGAGATTCACTTTGACCGTCCAACAGGCGTGCCAATCTTTATGACGGTCACGCTTGATACTGATAGTACCTTATTTGAGACAGATGGAATTGACCAAATTAAAACCAACATCAAAACGTATCTTAACTCTCTAACAATGGGGGATAAGGTGCGTTTTACTTATCTCTACACTTTGGTTTATGGCGTTGTCGGTGTAACTGATGCGGAGATCAAGATTGGGCGCACAACTGATACTTTAGCAGCGTCCGATATCCAGCTAGAGACCTTTGAGTCAGCAACTTATGCTCCGGGCAATATCGAGGTGGTAACTAATGCAAATTGATCCCACGATTAAGGACTTACCATCATCTTTTGATCGGTCTACTGGATCAAATAACTGGAAGTTGATGCAGCTAGCCGAACAGCCGATAAATGCGGGTGAAAAACGACTAGATATGCTGTTGAAAATGCGGTCACTAGACACTGCTGAGGGCGGATTCCTAGACAGAATAGGCAACCTCATTGGAGTTTATCGAGGACAGATGGATGACGATTTCTATCGGCGAATGATTTATGCGCGCCTTGCCCGTCGGTATACCGATGGGACCATCAACCAGATTTATGATGTCGTTTCGGTAATCCTCTCTGCGGACCCACACGAATTTTGGGTACGCCCTCTTTGGAACGTAACTGGTGAACCGATGGCAATTGAGGTCTTGAATGTCCCGGCAATCTATGTTGACTCACAGGAGAAGGAAGCAATGTTGCTTGATCAGGTCCGGGCATCCGTTGCGGCTCCAACCAGAGTGGCAACAATTCAGTTTAGAACGACAGTCAAAAGTAATCTCTATATGGCCTCTTATACTATGGTTCACCAAACAATTCATACAACAATGAATGTCGCGCAGAACCGCCATATCTCGATGCAAGGCGATGCAGGACTAGCTAGTGTCACCAAAATTAGACAAACAATTAAAGCAAAGGAGGGGTAATAGTGGCAAGTAATGACGAACAGAGAAGTGCAACGACTATCCTCACGACTGCCGCCCAGTCAATAGCCGCACGGCTTATCGCCAATGAGACGACGGCAAAATTTACCAAAGCAGAAATCAGCACCACTAATCTTTTTAATCAATCGGTTACCGAGTTACAAGTCCTGACGTCTCTGGATAATGTACAGCAGACAGCTGACATTAATACCGTGACAGTCATCAACAACAATACTGTCAATGTCAATGTTGCAATCGACCAAACCAAAGCACCTAATAATTACCAGATGAATTCAGTTGGGCTTTTCGCAGTTGATGGTGATGGTAAGGAAGTGCTGTACAGTGTCACCGTGCTAAAGGACCCAGTCTATATCCATCAAGATGCAATGGGGTCTGCATTAGGAATTGACCTGGAAACAGTTGTTGGTCAGGCAAGTAACGTCGAAATATCAGTTAACCCAGCTGGAGCCGTTACTAACGAAATCCTAAAAGCAACATTGGCCGATTACGTCAAAACGGACGATGTAAAAAGCCTTATCCCTGCCACCGTCATCGATGGCAGCAAGCCAGCAGACTTCAAGGAATCCGTCACGCTGGAAAAGGGTGCGGTGGACGGCGCTGGCAATGCCATCGCGACCAGCAAGGATGTCTCCGATGGCGACGTGGAAACACTCACATCGGCAAAGGACTACGCGGACACGCAGGCCAGCGACAAGGTCAAGACGTCTGACATTGACCCAAGTGTGATGGCTAAGACGACACTAACGGCCAACGATGATGTACTAGCTTTAGGCCCTGGGACTTACTATACGTGGGGAGTTAAGCCTAATAACTTTCCAGCATTGGCACCATGGTCCACTGTCGTAGTAAAAACGGTAGGCAACCAACCAATGGATGGGAAAAATGTGACGATTACCGATACCAATGCTTTCCAATTAGTTAATACCTATTCGGGTAATCCTCCGACAGGTAAGTGGTCTGGTTGGCGAGTACCTAATTCAACCGCAATGGCTTCTAAAACAGATGTTACAACCGCTACGGCTAACATGGTTCACCGCAATCCGGATACTGGGTCGGTTTCTGAACCCGTTGATTTTACTAATCTCACTGTGAACGGAGGTAAATCAGTCGCTACCAGCGACGATTTGAAAAGCGTTGCGGATAAAGCTTGGTATCAGTTAGATAATAAATATATCACTCCTGCTAGTGGCTATACTTTGGCCCCCTCTACTAGCATTCTGTATAAAATAGATGATAGTAACCACAAGCTATATTTATCTGGGTCCATAGCGCTGACTGATTCCAGTGCTTTTAAAGTTCCAATTATCGTTCAGCTTGGCAGTATCATTAAGTCAATAAAAACTTTTGATGTGCCATATTTTGGATATTATGACTCTAACGTCGCTTGGAATTTTGTTCGGGCTAGTCAAAGTGGAACAAATTTAACGTTTCTTCCTGTATTAGGGCTCGCAAATATTACAGCAACTACGGGGACGGAAGGAAAACTTGCCTATGTCACTTATGATGAACTGATATAGACAAGATCAGCAAAATATTCACCATATGGTTTCGATAATCCGATATTAAGTATTGAGAAAATTTAAGGAGGAAAAGAAATGCCAATTTATTACGTAAAACCAGATTCAGACAACAAGTTTCCAGACAAAGATACGACACCCGCGCTCGATCCAGCGGACGGACTACGGGCAGTCAATATCCCAACCACCTCGGTTCAATACTTCACGCGATACTGGTGGATGTACGCATTCAAGAGTGATGATTCGCAAGAAGTCACAGCTCCGGGTAACTTACCCAACTTGGATATCGACTATCTGCAAGGATTGATTGACAAGGAAGGTGAAACTATCCAAGGCTTGCAAACAGCTCTGGGGAGTGCCACAAAAGCTCAAGTAGAAGCCCAGCAGCAATTCGTTACTACACAGGAGCAATTTCAAAAGCAATTTGTCAGCCTGTCACAGCAAATTGTGGCAGTGCAAAAGCAAATCGCAGCCAAGACAGAATAGGAGGAGTTATCATGGGAAATAATCCATTTTCATCACCTAACATTAATGACGCCAAATTGTATGCTTCATGGGGCTTAGACATTGGCTATATGGTCAATTGGTGTATCACACCGGATCAGTACAAAGAACTGACAGGTAAGGATTACACGGCACCGACGACGGATACTATCACCGCCTAGGTGCTTTTATTTTGGAGGCATAAGCATGCATCGTATTAAAGATGGCCCGGTTCAACGGGCCTTTTCGCATTGGAATCATTTTTGTTTTGGCTTGTTTTCAATGATAGGCGGCTTGTATATTTGGTTTCATCAAGGCTATTTAGATGATCCACGGGTGACACCACCGCCACCACCTTCACCAGCTGAACATGCAATCTTTGCATTTGCTGATGATTGGTGGTTTTCATTGTGGTTAATTATCTGCGGCATCGCTATTCTGGTTGGCGTCTTTCACAATCGGCGGTTGTTACGTGATGGTGGCCTAGTTGCCCTATCACCAGCAATGGGGGCCTTATCAGTGGCTTTCATTGTTCGGGGCTTGTTTGATGTGCGGTTTAACCTAACGTGGGTATTCGCCTTACTCATGCTGTTCTTACTAGTCGGTACGTTGATTAGGGGGGACACGCATGGATATTAAGTCCTGGGCAGTTGCTTTAGGCGCACTGGGAACGTTTGTAACCACTATCTGGGCTGTTATTCATGGCTATCATTCTGACATACGGCAAGCTGACCGTGATCGACAGGGCATGGAGAAGTACATCATGGAGCAAGTCAAAGCTGATAATGAGTCGCTTCGTAAAGAACGCGAGAGTGATCAAGCACAATTTGCGAAAGATTTGAACGACTTGAAGGCTAAGAAAGATGCCATGGAACAAGAACTTAACCTACAAATTGCCTTAAAGGTTAGTGAGAATGAAGCCTTACGAAAACGTAATGCCGCTCTAGAACGTGAAAATCAAGCGTACCGGGAACGGTATGGTGAACTTTAGGAGGAAAAAGCATGAATGAATTTACGAAGATTATTAAATTGCTCAACGACACCGGTATCTTAGGTGTCTTAATTTTTGCCCTGGTTGGCTGGTTTACCCGGATCAATCCGGCATTGAAGACCAAGATTTCAGCGAATAAGTCCGCTACTCAGCGCGAAGTGTTGGGCTTACTGGATACACTAGCAACCAGTGCAGTTAACAAGGCGGCCACTAATTATGAAATGCCAGGGGAAGAAAAGCGTGAGCAGGCGATTGCTGATGTAACAGGCCAAATGAAAGTATTTGGTCATGACAGTCTGGCACCGGCAATTATTTCAGCGGCCATCGAAAAAGCATATCAGTCGATGACCACGACGGAGACGAAAGCCCAAGCAAAACAGGTCGAATACAATTCCGCTCTGGCGGACACAGAGCAAGCGTTCGCTGATAAGCAAGCACAACTGGACAAGCAAGCTGCGACAGTGCCTGCTGACCCAGCACCCTTAAATGTGCCAGAAGGCACGGCAACTACGGAGGGAGATGCTAAGTAATGCCGCACTATGATGTTGTGGATACGTCCAATAACAACGGAGTCATGACCATTGCCAATTGGCGCTCAATGAAAAAGTATGGCGTCAAAGCCATGATAGCTAAGCTATCCGAGGGCACGTACTTCACTGACCAAACGGCCAAGCCGAGCATTCGTAACGCGGTATCTGCTGGTTTACACGTCAACGGCTATCACTTTTCTCGATTTACGACAGTGGCTGGGGCTAAAGCCGAAGCGCAGATGGCAGCCCGAAGTGCGCTTAAGGCAGGATTGGGTAAGAACAGTGTGATCGTACTTGATTTTGAAGCCACTAACTCTGGTTGGAATCAGAACTCTAAAATTGTTAAGGCCTGGATCAACGAAGTTCATCGCATGGGCTATCCCAAAACGGATGTCTATACGATGGGTAGCTGGATTAATTCAGTGCCATTGAACAACTCGGGCCGTGGTGGTTGGGTAGCTAACTACCCTTATAACCCGTCAGGATTTAAGCTCTATACCGGATATAATGGCTGGCAATGGACGTCAAGCATGCACTTCCCGGGCTGTTATGGAACGTTCGACGTGTCCCAAATGTACTCAAACTACTACTATGGGACAGCCACTAAGGCAGCTAAGCCGAAGAAGGCTATCTACTACCGTTACAATCCCAAGATGATCTACGCACGGACGCCGATTAATCGCTACAAGGACATTAGCTTCAAACACAAAGTGGATAGCTTCCCAGCCGGCACCGTATTTGCGATTGCCAAAGTGATTAACTATGGCAAAATTACCCGGTTTCAGTTAGCAAACGGGTACTATATCACGTCTAACCAGACCAATGTCAATCGCTTATACTATTCTGTTGATGGCGGCGTCAAACGAGTAAAGTCTGTACGCGGTACTCACCGGTACAAGGATAAGGCCCTTAAGCATGTTGTCGACTGGCAACCAGCTGGGACTGAATTTGATGTTGCTAAGATCGTCAAGTACGGGGACACAACTCGAATCCAACTGGCTAACGGATACTATATCAGTGGAAACAAAAAGATTAACAAATTTGTCAAATAAGAGTACAGTACAAGATGTACCTGTACGTTACTGATTTAGAAAAGGCGCTCACTCCTAACAGGGGTGGGCGCCTTTTTGTTTTGTTAAGTGTTTATTATCCATAAGTATCTACTAAATATAGGGGATTGAATAAATATAACGGGGATAGGATAATGACTTTTAGAAAATTAGTTTTCTATAGAAATAAAGGGATCCACTGAGTTATGCTGGTTGGCAAAATTTTTTGTTTATTTTTGTCAAAAACGAAGTTTAACAATTCATTTATATCGTATTTTTCAATCGATATATTTGAGCTTTTTCTGAACAAACGTTCTATGCGGCTTGATGATTTTTTGTTGTCAATTGTCCCCAACGTAGAGATTAGCCATATTTCTTCATTTTCTAAAAGTAATGAACTATAGTCATTAGTGTTTAAATTAACGTTACCGTTTTTAACTTGTATATATATTTTTTTATGATTTATATATTTTCCACTATCATCAATAGAAGTATCTACCAATGCAAATTCATATTTTTCGGTACTGATTTTGTTAGTTGACGGAATAGTAACATATCCAAAACGATCATAAAGCCACAGGGCAACCAAGTCTTCTGCAGCGGCATAGCCGATTAAGTGAAAAAACTCCATTTTATTGGTAATTTTGTGTTTCTTCATCAAGTTCTGTGATGGTTTTAAGCAAAGAGCTGAAAAAAGGCTAGTTGGTGTATAAGGGCATGCTTGATTAATTGTTTCTTCATGGCTATCTATGCGAACTAAAGATCCAAAACCGGGATAAAACGAAACGGATCCAGGTACACTGTCTTCTTTTCCTACTTTAACCCATTCGATATTTTTTAGTTGTGCAGAACAATCATTATCAGTAGCTTCAAGGCTAGTATCAAAGTAAAATAGATTTTTAGGATCATCTGTAATCTCTGCGACAAAATACTCTCCTGAATCTCTTGTCCAAAGAAAATCACCTTTTTTAATATTATCAAATAGTTGATGAACACCTTGATTATTCCATTTCTTTTTCCAATGTTTTTCTTTTATCTGTTTATGCCAAAATGCTTTATAATCATCTAATGTTTTGATAGATGATCTATCAGGAATATCTTCAAATGACCATCCACACGAGGCACATTGATGATCAATAAAAAAACGATGTGAATTTAAATTATGTAATTTTCCACCATTACCTTTTATTTTCCACGCTCTATTTGTATGCAAGTGAAAACATCTCCCTAAATAAAAACAAAGTTAATGATATCACAACTGATTTTAAACATAAATAATATGCTTCTAATGTGATGAATTGATTATTAAAAAAGGTGGAAGACTTAGGATTATTTTCAATATGTGTATCTCATATATGATTACGCAGAATAACGTTTTGAAAATCAAATAAACATCGTTATTTTAGGATAACCGTAGCCAAATTCGTAGCCAGAAAAAATAATAAGCGTCGATTAATGGCTATAATAGGGTGATATAGCTGTTTTTGATGACAATAGATTTAAGACCTGTACTCTCCTTCAATTAAGTGTGTTAATTATCACGGAACCCCGTAAAACGTTGATTTGACGGGGGTTTTATTTTTGATTAAACGGTGAAAATCGGTGAAAATTAATGGTGCACATTTTGGCACACGCTAGCTATTTTTACTCTTAAATTAGCCGTTCAGTCGTGTACTTTCGTGCACTTTCAGATACTGAGTATCATCACCAGCCGCTGATGCCTTTTGGATTGGTCGCAAGTCGGATGGCCACTTCTCGCCGACAAATCCAGTATAAGTGATGGTTAGCTTGGTGTGCGCCTGAATCCGTTTGATTAGCGATTCCAGATAGACAAGGTCATCTGTCTCGACGGTGTGCAGGGGGATCGAGCGGGAACGCTTCTTAGGATGCGCCACATACATAAGAAAATTGAAAGTCTTGGAGTAATGATTAAAAACCACATTAATCTGATAACGCGTGTTTGGAAGTCGCTTAAAACTAGCATCGATTCTTTCATTAATGAGTGCTGCTTCCTTATCTGGATTCATAGGATCACCTCTATAGCATTGAGGAAATTTTCGGTTGTATGGATTTTAAGCGACTGCGATAGTGGATGAAGAAGGGGTTATCGAAATTATATCCGGAAATGATAAAGATACCCTCTAAATCATACTCACCGTAGAAAACCGTCTTTTGTACCTTCTTTGCTTTTACCGCGTACCAGTATTCGAGTGCATTTTCTTTTAGCAAGCATTGAACTGAATTGTCGGACTCAAAGTCCCAGAGATTTAGTCGTAGTACAAATGGGTTAAGAGTTTCAATTTTTATAGCGCCATTTAGGCCACCACGAATTGCTTTCATTATAATCACCTCACCTACGATTATACGAACAAAAGTTCCCCTAATCAAGCTAAAATAGGGTGCGAATAATATTCTTCGCAATTCTTCGCATTTAAAAAGGTGAAAGCATATTTGCGAAGAATTTGCGAAGAGGACTTTGCATTTGAGCGTGTTTCAAAGAAAAAAGAAAACCACCAAAACGTTGATTTAACAGCGATTTGGTGGTTTTTCGTATGTGAGTGTGTTTCTAATTATCACCCGCACGGGGCTCGAACCCGTAACTCCGCCTTGAGAGGGCGACGTCTTAAACCAGTTTGACCAGCGGGCAATGTCATTTACTAGCAGTATCTAATTTACGCTATCCAACGAAGAATGTCAATTGTTCTTTGCATAAAATTACACACAAGTGGGAATTCATACAAAATACTGGTTTTTTCAGGAAAACTGGTTGACACCTAAAGCGGAACAAGTTACTATTAAATAGTTGTTTCAAGCATCACAGCTTATTGGGTATTCGCCAAATTGGTAAGGCAGCGGACTCTGAATCCGTAATTTACTGGTTCGAGCCCAGTATACCCAATTCCTACTTATCAGCCGTTGTCATAGGGTGTCAAAACCCTTGTGACAACGGCTTTTTCTATGCCCAGGGGTTTCATTGATTGTCATTCATTATCAATAAAAGTTAGCCAAATGGTAAGCCAAGTAAGCCACGCTTATTCCTGCTGTGATAGTCTTTTGAAGATTGGGTTGCGTAAATAGGTAAGCTAGAAAATGACTAATTCGTTCTTTACCCTAGAACTGGAAATGTTTTTTTAAACGTGGTCCACGTGGTCCGGTGGTCCAAACGTTGATATATCAACACTTTAAAGACCCCTTGACGTGGTCCATATGGTGGTCCAACGTGGTCCACTTTAGAAATTAAGATAACTTGCTAGTTTTTGGGTGGCTTCGTTCTTTTGTTTTGCAGTGACTGCCGTGTAAATATCTAAAGTCGTTCGATAGCTTGAATGCCCTAGCTGATCCTGAACCGATTTAACCGAAGCACCAGCTTCAAATGCCAAGGTGGCATAGGTATGCCGAAATGCGTGGACGGTTACGTGTTTTAGATCATATTTCGTCAGGGTATGTTCAAGCCATTTGCGTGGCTTAGATGGTTGAAACATCTCATTATTTTCATTGGCAAAAACATAATTGTTGCTGTGATTTATGTTAAAACCAAAACGGATAAGATATTTCTTCTGTTCCAATTGCCACCGTTGCAAAATTTGCACTGTTTTAGGGTCTATGAAGACAGTTCGATTACTTCTGGCAGTCTTGGGTGTCTGTACCAGTAAACGAGCCATATCGCCTCGAGACTGTGTTTTATTGACGCTTATGGTGTGATGAACAAAATCAATATCTGACCATTCCAAACACAACATTTCTGACTTTCGCATACCGCTAAATGCTGCCAAACGGAAGAACACACTAGCTTGTGGCGTATTATCGTCATCATTCAGACACTCAAAGAAGTGTTGCAATTCCGACTTGTCAAAATAATTCTCTAAGTTTTTGCGTGAACGATCATTCTTATTTACCGGAACAATAACCCGTTTTGCAGGGTTCTCACTGATTAAGTCAATATTGATGGCATAATCAAGCACCTTGGCAACGTAGTTCATAAGCGTATGATACTTGGCTAATCCCTCGTTAAACCATTGGTTGATTGCTTTCTGACAATCTTTAATGGTTATTTGAGCTATGCGGTACTCGCCAAATACGGGCAAAATGTGTAGGCGAAACATTCGTTTGGTAGTTGCCCAAGTGCTTTCTTTAACGGTATGCTGGTATTGTGTAAACCAGAGTTGATAGATGTCACTAAAAACAGAATTATCATTCTTTGTGGGAAGTCCATGGTTGTAAACATCAAGCTCAAGTCTTGATAATACAATCTGGGCTTCTTTTTTTGTCTTGAATCCACGACGACGGGTAGTTTTTTTCTTACCAGTTAGTGGATCGGTACCTAAATATATTTGAAACTGATAACGGGTATTCCCGTCTTTATCCTGATATTTCTTGATTGTTGACATTTATAATTTCCTCCATAACGTACCTTGAGCGGGGCAGTGTTATGTAGAGACAAAAAATAAACAGAATAAATTACAATGTTTCTCTGGCTTGAATGGTTTGTCTGTAATCTAATAGTTGATAGATTACATAATTCAAGGAATTAGAAGTTTCCATAAATTGCTTATTAAAGTCAAAAATCGGGTCGCCCTCAGTGCCTGAAATATTATCTAATTCTATTAAAGCACTATTAAAGGCATCTTCTGCTTTTTCCCTCTCTTCTGCATTTTTAATGTTTTTAAGTGCATTAAAAGTGGTAATAAAATTGCCAAGTATTAAGGTTTCTAAATTAGATAAATTTCCTAAATCTAGCCCCTTTAATTCATCAAAAGTCATTTCTGAAAGTACATCTGTTGTTTGAAATTTTAAGTTATCGTAGACCTCATTTAATGAATGAAAAGCTTCACTATTTAAACCGTGTTTTAAAAATTCAATGGATGTGTTGCCCATTTTTGCAATAGATTTAAGTCTGTTTTTATCTGGTGTATTGAGGCCTCGTTCCCAACGGGATACATTACTAGCTGAAGCCTGCGGAGAAATTTTTTTGCCAAATTCCGCTTGATCAAGTTGCAATTTCTGACGTATCTTTTTAATTCTTTTACCAATAGCTCTTTTTTGTTGTTCTGACAGTCTTGCCATATAATCACTTCCTTTAGCTAACATTTTATCATTGACGAAAAATTTGCGCAAATTAATTGACAACTAAACAAAAGCAAGATAAACTGTGATTGTTGTATGACGATTAAATGACGTCATTTAATCGAAAAAAGGAGACGTATAATAATGCAGACTGAACTACCAAAACAAATGAATTACAAGCAAGCGTTGAAGTTTTTCAATATTGGATCGTATAACACGTTATATTCGTACATTAAAGAGGGGCTTAAAGTTACACAGGTAGGCAATGTTAAACGGATTGATCAAGATGACGCAAACGAGTTCTTAGAAGCACACAAAATTTAATGTCTTGAGCGGGGCAGAATAAACTTAAGGAGGTGATCCTATGAACTTAGTCAGTTTACTGTTGGTCGGTTTCCTTGCCAGTTATTTTCTTGGCATTGCTACGGCGTTAGTTGGAATGAAGAAGGCATAAAGATACGAGGCAAGAAAAATGGGAGAGCATACAAAAAAGACCTACTTTACTTTGGCGAGTAGTAGGTCAGGCATATCGCAATGTATGTTTCCCCTTAATTCTAACATGAATAAGGAGAATGGAAAATGACAAATGAAGAATTATTTGAACAAGCTGAGGAATTAACACGGGCATGGGAGTCACTGAAAGTTAGTATTGATCTTCTAGCCATGGATAACACTGTTGCGCAACATGACGCTGAATGGCCCGCTATTTTTTTCAATAGTCATCAATCCAGCAATCTGGAAAGCAATTTGTCGAATATTGCTGACACCATGTTAAAAGTCTCAAACGCTATTTGTCCTAAAGAATAGGTGGTGACGTGATGGAAGAATTTTCTTCGTTATATGCGGCACTTGATTTAGTTGAAAGCGGGTATGAAATTTATCCTTTATCAGCCAACACTAAGACACCGCCTAAGGGTCACCACGGATATTTAGAAGCCACTAGAGACCAGAACATCATTGTGGACTGGTTTCAAAGTAACCCAGATTATAACCTAGGCTTGCGATTAGACACGTCCCATTTATTGGTGGTTGATGTTGATATTCACGATTCTACTAAGAATGGAAAAGATAGCCTGATGAAATTACAGCGCCAAGGCAAGACACTTTCGCCAGATACGTACATTGAAAAGACAGCTAGCGGTGGTCTCCACTACTTCTTTAAGTATACCGGAGACAAGGTGCGCAAGGTCGATAATTGGCCCGGTATTGATCTGCTAACTGACTTTACTGTCATTGCGCCAAGTGAGATTGGTGGCATGGCTTATGCACCCTTATCTGGTCGAACACTGGCTGATATTAAACCGGCACCTAATTGGCTAGTTGATGAATTAAGCACCAATGGTTTTAACGGTGCGCCAGAACACGCCTATACAACACGGTTAAAGAAATATACTGGGCGTTTGCTTGATGAGATGGTGCAAGGGGCCAATACGGGTGATAGGAACGTTTGGCTTACTAAAATGGCTGGCCGAATGTTTAGCGTTGGTGCTGATCCAAAAACCGTTTATAACATGCTATCGGTGATAAATGATTCTTTTGTAGATCCATCGCTACCAAGTAGAGAGATAAATGTGATTTTTCAATCCATTTTAAAACGAGAGAGTAAGGGGGTTCATTAATGGGCAAAGCAATGGATTTACCAGCAGAGACCCGAGAAGCGGCCAATAATGTTATCAAAATGCAACGTGACGCTGATTGGCAGAATGATTTCAAAAAAAATTCGGACGATGGGATCAAAACACAGTCTCTTTACAATATCCGTTTAATTATGGAACATGACGAAATGTTGAAAGGACTAGTTGTCTTTGACGAGTTCTCGGAACAAATTGTCAAAACACCACAAGCAGACAATTCACTGTTCAACAAAGGTTTTTGGAATGATAGTGATGACACGTTATTGAGAAGTTATATTGAAGATCATTACAACTTGTTATTCAGCAAGGAAAACATTACCGACGCGGTAGTTACAGAAGCACGCCGCAAGACAATCAATCCGGTTAAGGCTCGTATTGAAGCGGTAGAATGGGACGGCCAGCCACGTGCTGAACGTTATTTCATTGATTACTTAGGTGCCGAAGATAATCACTACACCCGCACCATCACTAAGAAATGGCTAACTGGTCTTATTGCCCGGGCCTATGTTCCCGGAGTTAAGTTTGAAATTGTCCCTATCTTAGAGGGAAGCCAAGGACTTGGCAAGAGTACGGCTGGTAAGAATCTATACCCAGATAAATTCAATGATTCGTTGAAAGGAATGGGTAAGCAGAAAGACGATTATCAACAGTTACAAGGTAGTTGGATTATTGAAGTTGCCGAGCTTTCCGCCATGAAAAAAACGGACGTTGAGGGGATTAAAAATTTTATTAGTGCACAATCCGACACATATCGGAATAGTTACGGCCGCTATGCGTTGCCACACCCGCGTAAATGCGTATTTATTGGCACGACTAACCAAACCGACTATTTAAAGGACGCGACCGGTGAACGGCGCTTCTATCCAATTAAATGTGGGGTCAACAAGGCTAAGCTAGATGTATGGCACCCGGACGAGAATTATATGCTTCAAGTATTGGCGGAGGCCGTGTACTGGTTTAGGAATGGCGAACCGCTATATCTGGATCAGGCCACCGTGAAAGAGGCTAAGGCGTATCAGATGGCTGCGGAAGCTGTCGACCCTATGCGAGATGCCATCGAAGCGTTTTTAGCAATGGAAGTTCCCACAGATTGGGGAAAAATGAGTACCAGCTTAAAACAAAGCTATGTCAGCGACTACGGTCAGCAATCTAAGTGGCTACAAGATCAAGTTAGCAATGAACGGAAACTGCTTAATCAAACAACAACTCGGGAAATTATGGAAGTTGTCTTCCATAAAACAGTTGATCGTTATTTAACCGGGCGAACAAACTCGGAAGCTAAGCGAATTAAGTTGTTAATGGACAATATGGACGGTTGGAAAAGTCAACGAATTAGAATGAATGGCCAACGTCTACATGGGTATATGCGCGAAGTTTAATCAGAAATTTACCAAGTGGACCACGTTGGACCACCTAATGGACCACGTCAGGGTGTCTTTGAAGTGCTGATATATCAACGTTTGGACCACCGGACCACGTGGACCACGTTTAAAAAAACATTTCCAGTTCTAGGAGGAAGCACGTATGAAATGGCAAGAAATGCAATTATTGAGAGACACAAAATATAGCAGTTCAGAAAACCTCAAAAAATTTGAAGACGTATTTAAGTTTGATAAATGTGCCGTGTATGAACGCCCACATAATCTTGAAAAACTACTAGCAGGTGATCGTTCATACAATGCGGGTAATAAGTATGACACACCACCTTACCTTGGGGATTGGTTAGATCATGCCGAATTGCAAAAGGTAAGTGGAACTACACGAATTGTTGCAATTGCTCATGATTATGGGCCGGCCGATAGCGTTCATAGCAAAATAGCGGAGCACGTCTTGTCGCTTGATTTAGTGGGCGTGATATTTGATAGCAAAGTAGATTGGTATTATCCCGGCCAGTCTTCACTAGTAATGATTATGAGCAGGGAAACATATAACTACTATTACTATGACCTGTTGGCAAATCAGCATGTTGTTGATGTAGTTAAGAAGCAATATTTTAGAGAATAAAAGGAGTTTAAATAATGAAAATTAAGATGGTACATGCTGACAATATGGAGGAGTTATTTGCGCAAGTTTCGGAAGTCGACAAAGCACAAGATATTGACGATGAGTTGATAGGCACTAGCATTGATTTTATCAAAGTGAGCGATTCGAAAATGATCTATTGTGAAGCATTGGTTTATAGGACTGGTGATGACGATGAAGACTTATGATGTATCGCGTATGAAACACCGCTGCCAATTCGGGGTATATGGTAATGGTGAGATGAACCCGAATACAGGTGCTTTCGTTTCGCAATTTGTACCGCAATTCTCACTATGGTTCGGTGAGTATAGCCAGACCATTAATCAGCAGATTACTCTAACCGGAGACAACCTGACAGATACGAAGATGATTGTGGTACGGCATAATGAGCAGGTCAATCAGCAACAACTGGTTAAGATCGGTGACACCCTTTATCGGGTTAGCAATGTGGCCGGTGATGATGAGGTTAACTCATTCGATGTGATCACATTGGTTCGCTACCAGAAGCACGGGTAATAAACGAGAGGTCGTCTTCACAGGCGGCCTTTTTGTGTATGTCTAGAAAATGACTAATTTGTTCTTTACCCTATACCAGTAAATGTTTGTTTTAACGTGGTCTACGTGGTACACGTGGTCAAAGCCTTATGTGGCAAGAGATACAGCATTCAGTAACGTGGTACACACGTGGACCAAACGTAGTCCACTTTAGAAATTAAGGAGGATTATTATATGGCAAAACCTATGAAGCAATGCAACCATGCCGGGTGCCGTCAGTTGGTGCCCTATGACGTCCGTTACTGCGATAAGCACCAGCATAAGGCTAACGCCGAAACGTACCACAAGCGCATGTATGGCGAGCATGAGGGACGTTATCAACAGTTCTATAAGTCATCTCAATGGCGTAAGTTGTCCCGGCGATTCCTAGAGAATAACCCTATCTGCGTGCAATGCTACCAAGATGGTGTGATACGTAAGGCTGATGTGGTCGATCATATTGTAGAGTTGCGTGATGATTGGGCACGGCGACTAGACGAAAGCAACTTGCAACCATTGTGCTACCGACACCATAATCAAAAGACTAAGCAGGCTAGGGAAACGCGGTTAAAAGAGGCCAGCATTAAGAATGGTGGTAAGGCGTGATGTGTCTGCGATAGTTGGTGATAGATGATGGTTGCGATTATACAGAGTATTCGCAAGTGAATATGGTTAGGTAGAGCTTAATTTTCAGCTGAATTAAAAATGGCTGGCTAAGTTAAACTTAGGTAGTACATCTGCGCAATGATGTCCCGAATTTTCGGGAGATCTAGTAGAGCGGAATTTTCCGCTGAATAAACCAGACTGGCTAAGTTAAACTTAGGTAGTATATCTGCGCAATTCTGCGCAGAACTTTCAGCCGAGTCACTAAGCTGAGTTACTGAGGTCGCAAGTTACGACCCCAACGCACTAACTTGGTGCATTAGCTGACCCGTTAAGATGACGTGACAGGGTGCCTTCGCGGCTCAATTTTGAGCCACCAATTTTGGGAAGCTAACCCGAAAACTAGGGCGAGTTAGATTTGGTAGCCGACAATTCGACCGCGAGTATTCTAAAGTGATTGTAAAACTTGGTATATCAATGATATGGGGGGCTATGAATGAACCGATAAGAGCGGTCACACTCCTTTCTGTGCGTAAATTTCCCTTTAAAAGTTTGATTTTTTGCCGATATTGACAGAAATCAAAAAATGTCTACTACTTTATACTAAATTTGCATAAATAAAAAGCCAAGGGGTGAAACACAACTATATGTAGCGTGCTAACCAATAACAGCATACTATATATTGCACTTTTTCCTCGAAAGTGTTACGATTTATGTATAATAAACGAATTCCGAATATATGTGCATTTGAGCTACCTCAGCCATGCTGTGGTGGCTTTTTTGCATATAAATTTAGCGAAAGGAGCCCGAAAATGGGTCAAAAGATTAAGCAACTATCAACTCTAAAGAAACATCTAACGAACGAAGAACGCGACCAGCGCAAGGACGCAGAGACTGCCTTGTTTGATTACCCGTCACTTGATTTAACGCCCCCTGATTGGTTGCATGACCGTGCTTTGACCGAATGGCAACGTGTTTCCCCGTATTTGAAAGCTAATACGCCCATCAGTGAACTTGATCGGGCCCTCTTAGCAAGCTACTGCCGGGCTTATGCCACCATTCAGACTTGCGAGAATGATATTCGTAAGAACGGCTTAGTTCAGACTAATCAAGAGACTGGTGCCCGTAAGCCTAACCCGTATGTGGCTTTGCAGTCACAAGCCATGAAAGACCTAAAGTCCTTAGCTGATGATTTAGGCATGTCATTGTCTAGCCGGGCTCGTATGGAATTGAATAAGCAGAAAGATGATGCGCCGGAAGATTCTTTTGAGGCGATGTTGTCATGATTGAATACGTTGATCAAGTCTTGTCCGGTGGAGTATTGGCTGGTCAAAAGATTAAGTGGGCATGTGAGCGATTTAAGCGCGATTTAAGCCGTTCTAAAGAAACTAGCTTCCCATTCTACTATGATGAAGAAGCTGCGGCAAAAGCGGTTAAATTTATCGAATTAATGCCTAAGACTGACGGTAGCCAACTCACCATGCAGCCCTTTCAAGAATGGATCATCAGTGAGTTATACGGCTGGCGGGAGAAAGCAACTGGCAACCGGCGTTATGATCGGGCATTCATTAGTATGGCACGGAAGAACGGCAAAACCTATCTGGCTTCGGGCATGGCCGCTAATGGCCTTTTAAGAGAACGTCAGCCCGCCCGTAACCGACAGGTATTATTCGTCAGCAACGCCCTTAAACAAGCTAAGCTGGGCTACGATATGCTTTCAAGTGGGCTACGGCAAGTCCGCAAGCAATCGAAGTACATGCGGCAACGGATTAAGGTACAGAAGCAAGCCATTACTGACCTAGAAACTGATTCGCAAGCCCTAGCCCTTGCTAGTGATACCAGTACGCTTGATGGGTATGCCGGCACCACGGTTATTTTAGACGAATGGCATGAGGCCAAAGACCGTAAGGTATACAACGTCTTAAAGTCCGGTCAAGCGCAAGAAGATAATTCATTGCTAGCGGTGATTTCCACTTCGGGGCTTAACCTCAACGTCCCCATGCACGCCGAATATGAGATGTTGACGGACGTTTTAAAGGGGAAGATTGAAGCTGATCGCTACTTTGTGGCAATTTGGGAACTAGACGACCGCGAAGAAGTTTACGATCAAGCCAATTGGATCAAGGCAAACCCGTTGTTCAGTGAACCACATGTTAAGCAACGCATGACGGAGAAAATTCAGGCCGATGTTGACCTTGCCATTAAGCAAAATAACCTCATTCCGGTGCTGGTTAAGAACTTCAATATGTGGTTACAAGCCAGTGAGGATAGTTATATTTCTGCGGACGATTGGGCCGCTGGAAAATTAAATAAAATCCCTAATTTGCGGGGGCGCGATGTGTATATTGGCATTGATTTATCAAAAAGTAATGATTTGACCGCGGTTAGTTGGCTGGTGCCAATTGGCAACGGTCAATTTTATTGTGATAGTCATGCGTTTGTGGGGACTAAATACGGCCTCGATTCTAAGATTAAACGTGATGGTATTGATTACCGATCGATGGAACGGGCGGGCGAGTGCAGTATCACCCGACTAGACAGCGGCATTATTGATTACGATGCGCTATTTGACTATGTACAGCAATTAGTCGGGCAATATAACTGGAAAGTGAAAGCCGTGGCCTATGATCCATACAACGCCCAAACCTTAATCACTAAGTTTGAAAAATTCAATTATCCATTGTTTGAAGTAAGGCAAGGCACCAGAACTTTGAACATTCCCACCCGTAACTTTCGTGACCAACTTTACGATGGCAAGATTAAGCATAACGGCAACAAGATTCTCGCTTATGCGGTAAATAACGCCATCTTGAAAGTGTTGAATAATGGCTGGCAAATAGACAAAGCTCGCAATAGTAACCGGATTGACCCGGTCGCAGCCTTAATCGATTCTTACGTTATAGGTATGGACTATTACCAAGAAAGCGAGGCGAACCAACATGCGAACGAGTATTATGCGACTGCAACGGATCTGTTCTAATTACCTATCTGCAATCCTGCTGATTATGGGGCTGATTCTGCTAGTCGTTGGTGTCGGCGGTTGGTTAGGGTGGTATGCAGCCATCATGCTGGCCGGAGTTAGCCTGATCGTTTTGGCACTACTGATTAATTATGAAGAAAAGGAGGTGAACCCATGAGCATTTTTGTTAAAGCAAGCACCACCAGTGGCACTCATGATCCAGTGGCTGACGCCTTGGTTAGTCTGTCTAGTAATGATCCCTATACGTTTGTAAGCGCGGCGGTTCTACGGAATAGCGATATTTATGCGGCCATTAATATTATCGCCAGTGATATTGCCAGCAACCCGATCGTTTGTGATACGGCCATTTTTAATACCATGATTAATCAGAACCCGAATAGCAATATGGACGGTTACCATTTTAAATATGCCTTGGCGGCCAACCTGCTTCTCAATGGCAATAGCTTCGCGGAGATTTTACCTAATCACACCCTGAAACTGATTCCCAACAATCAATTGGTGGTTGAGCAAGACGATGTGAGCGGCAAGTTGACCTATACTTATACGCCAACCAGTGGAACGTGTCGTCAGATCGCGCCTAACAACATCTTGCATTTCAAATATTTCACCAAAGACGGGGTATCGGGGATCAGCCCACTATATGCCTTGAAAGATGAACGCCAGATTCAGTCGGCCGGCAACAAATTGCTAACCGGCTTTTTTACTGCCGGCGTGCACGGCACCACCATCGTTAAATTGCACCAAACGGACTTAGGCAAAGAAGCCAAAGAAAACGTCCGGAAACAGTTTGATGAAACGACCACCGGAGAAAATGCGGTTAATACGATTGTCACTGATGATGGTATGGATATTAGCAATCTGCCCTTAAATACCGATGTGTTAAAACTTGTGAACTCGAATGACTGGACGACCCGGCAAATTGCTAAAGCCTTTGGCTTGCCACCAGAGCGCTTAGGGGTAGAAAACGATCATTCTAACCAAGAGCAAAGTGGCGTGCAGTATCTACAAGGGACGTTACAGCATTACTTCGATAGCTTCACCAGCGAACTATCATTCAAGCTTGGCCATGACTTCACGTTCAATACGGACAAATTATTGAGCCTTGATCCGCAGACCCAGCAAGCCCAAGCGGTGGCTGGATTTACGGGCGGCATTATGAGCCGCAATGAAGCCCGGGCCAAGATTGGACTGCCACCAACTGATGATGGTGATATTTTCTTAAATTTACAAAAGAATGGAGTGAATACGAGTGAAGAATAATCAACGATTTACCTTGGCGGCCGAACTGAAAGCAGAAAAACGTGACGCCGTCCCAACTGATCCCGAAAATCAGGATCAGTCTAATTCCGGTGAGCCAGCTACGCAAGCCCAACAAGTTGATGGTAAGCCTGTTATTTCTGGTTATGCCGTGGTGTTCAATAGCCCATCATTGAAAATGAGTACGAATGATGGCACTGAATTTGTTGAAATGATTGACTCCGCCGCCCTTGATGGCTTGGACTTATCAAAATTAGTGCTATTGAATAGCCATAATTGGGCACAACCGTTAGCCCGGGCCGACAACGGGACCCTCACCACGAGCGTTGATGATACGGGGTTAAAGTTCACGGCGGAACTAGACCCTAGTGTGAGTTATGCGATGGATACGTATAACAATATTAAAAATGGGGTGATCGGTGGGTGCTCGTTCACCTTTGACTTAGACAATGGTGACGATACTTGGTCGCAAGATACCGCCAGTGGTCAAGTGACCCGGACGGTCAACCATATCAAAGACTTATACGAATTAACGACAACGGCTATTCCGAGCTATGGTCAGTCAAGCGTTCAGCAAGTGATTCAAATTGAAAGTCGCAGTTACGAAAAGTTTATTAACCAAGAAAAGGAGCCTGATAATATGGCAAAGCAAACAATTATTGATCCAAACACGAATGAAGATGACAACAAGACCGGTGTTCCTGCCTTTGAAGCTTATGTACGAAGCCACGGTGAAACCCGAGACGGCTTGAATACGAGTGGTGCCAGTGCGGTTATTCCCAAGGAACTAATTACCCCCGTTTTCCAATTAAAGCAATCCACCTACAATCTCGCCCAATATGCGACGGTTAAGCAAGTCTCTAGTGGTTCTGGGACTTATCCTATCTCGACTAGTCGACAATCAGCCGTACTGGCTACTAAGGAAGAACTTGCCGATATTGCGGACGTTAACGCGAACATGTTTACGGAAGTACCATTTGATGTAAAAACCCGGGCGGGTAAGATTGCCTTATCTAACGAAGTGGTGGAAGATTCCGAAGTGGATATTGTGAGTGAAGTTAAGGCCCAATTACAACAACTCGTTGATAATACGGACAACACGCAAATTATGGGTCTGTTAACGGGAACCAGTTTCGCCAAAGCAACGGCCACCAGTATTGATGATCTTAAAAAGATTTTCAATGTGACGTTAGATCCCGCTTTGAGCAAAATGTGGTTAGTGAACCAGTCCGGGTTCAACTACCTTGATACCTTGAAAGATAGCGAAGGCCGTTACCTATTGCAACCTAATCCAACGGCGCCAAGCGGCTTTACCTTGTTAGGGGCTCCGGTCGTCATGATCAGTGATAAGTTATTGGCCAACAATGCTGACGGCACATTCCCAATGATCGCGGGTGATTTGTCACAAGCGGTGGCGGTCTTCCGGCGCAACCAAGTAACCGCCCAATGGGATAAGTTCGATCAGTTCAGCCAAGGGTTATCAGTGATCGTGCGGAACGATTATGAAGTGATTGATAAGTCTGCCGTGATTAATGTGGCACTAGGAACAACAACCAGCGGTAAGTAGAAGGACATAAGGGGGTGTTAATTTGACACCCCTGTTACATAATGATGGACGTTGTATGCTATTATTGACTTAAACAAAAAATAGAGGAATGATAAAAATTGAAAATGATTAGTGACGTATTAGTTTTTGCAGTGGCATTAGAGGCACTTTTTATCATGGTGCTAGAAATGTTTTTGACACAAACAAAGATTGCTAGAAATGCTTTTGATTTGCCAAAAGAGTATTTAGCACAAGAAAAGGTGCAAGTAAGTATGGCTAATCAGGGATTATATAATGGTTTTATTGGTGTGGGAATACTATTGTCCATGCTTGTATTTCCTAATGAACTTAGAATATGGAACTTATATCTCTTTGTTGGTTTTGTTGTGGTTGCCGCTATATACGGGGCCTTTACAGCGAATAAAAAGATTATTTTTTCTCAAGGACTACCAGCTATACTTGCGCTTGTAGCATTGATTTTGTCTAATAGTTAGAAAGGAGTTTTTTTATGGCAGTGACGGTTGATGATATTAAAACCAGCTTACGATTGGACTTGACCGAAGATGATACCTTAATTCAAGGTTACTTAGATTCTGCTAAGGAATATGTGCAAACTGCCGTTAGCACTACGGCTAACTTAACCCAATATAAGCAATATGATTTTGCAGTGTCGTTGCTAACACAATTCTGGTATCAAAACCGGGTAGTGGATATGAAGCAGACTCCTTACCAAGTGGTTAGCATGATCCAGCAACTCCGTGGGCTGACAAGCGAATAAAAAGCATTGATGAATAAACTTAATTTAAAAATATAATAGGTGAAATTAATTGAACAAAATGTTATAATATAGGTGTCCTTAAGTAATTCATTTAATTCATTGTTAGTAAGGGAGCCGCAGATTGCGACTCCCTCTCCTTATACATATATTTGGAATCAGAAAGCGTGATTCCAATGCGACAAGATATTAAAAAGATCTGTAATTTATTAAAAGAGTATGCCAAACTAAAACAGGAAATTCAAACGTTTAATCAGGTATCTAGCCCGGTTTTAAGTGTGGCTCCTAGTCACAGTGGCGGCAATGGCGTTGAAACTAGCCTCATTAACTATGTTGACCTATCTTATCAGTTAAAAGAGGTTGATGACGCGCTAAATTCAATTCATAATCCGCAGTATCAATTTATCCTACACGATTATGTTATTGAGAAACGTTTCACTCGAAACGAGGCTTGTGAACGATTATCCGTTAGCACCAGCAAATTTAATTATATGAAAAACTGTGCGCTTGAATTATTTAGGGTTGCATACATCGAATTAAAGTGTTAAAGTTAGTTAAATTGACATGTTCGGAAGTTATAAGTATCATTCATCTTTGCTATCTATTATTTTCTTAGATGTTAATTCAATTTGGTTACTTTGGTTTGATTCCTAGGAGGATATATATATGCAAAATGGTACTGTAAAATGGTTTAATGCTGATAAGGGCTTTGGGTTTATCACTGGTTCAGATGATAAAGATGTATTCGTACACTTTTCAGCAATTCAAACTGACGGTTTTAAGAGTCTTGACGATGGGCAAAAAGTTAGTTACGATGTTGAACAAGGCGATCGAGGACCTCAAGCGACTAATGTTGTTCCACAATAATTTGTCTAATATTATGAAGAACTGCTTTTGATGGAGCAGTTCTTTTTTATTAAAGGCATACAGGAAAGCAATGTGATAATATGGATTTTATAGATGTTTATGGCATTAATCACGAAAATTGTACGCTTGTTACACCAACTAGAGAGTACAGTCGAATCAACATATTCATGGATTCAGTTGGGCGAAGATTTGTAGCTATGAGTCCTGATCCTGTACCTAGTAAATATGGCTCAGTAAATAGTCATTGGAAACGTGGCCGGCCATCTGAAGCACCGAAAGATTATTTTTATATTGATAAATAAAAAAACTGTTAACCGATGAAGTTAACAGTCACTGCCCCGCGCAAGTATGAAGCCACCGGAAACGGTGCTTTTTTTGTAAAGTTAGCCAAATGGTAAGCCAAGTATTATTTACTAAGCGTTAAAACCATTGCTATCATTGGTGTGTAGGCATTTATAAAGAAGTGGGGGTCATTCCCAGTATACCCAATCATTGTTATCAGTCGTTGTCATAGGGTGTCAAAACCCTTATGACAGCGGCTTTTTTAGTACCTTAGTGTTTTATAGATGGTGGCAGGGTTTAGTTCACATTTTGACAGAAGAACAGAGTATTTGAAAGTTTTAAAATGAGGATGAAAAGTGATGATATTTTTTCAACAACTAATATATAATGGGATTAGTTGAAAGGGGATAGGGGAATATGCTAAGAAAATTGGGGTTGTCTTTAATTGTTATCGGCGGGGTTTTGACTATAGGGACAAAAAATGTGAATGCGGCCTCTTTTGCTTCAGGGGACTCTATAGTTTCTATGACTACTCGCAATAATTATATTCATGATTCAAAATACCGATACCTAGTCACAAAGAAGAATGCAATTGCTTATAAAGCAATTGGTAAGGCACCTGATTATACTGCTAGTGTGTCTATCAGTAAAAATGTGCCATTAACAGTGCGGCAGACGGTTGAGGGAGGACATATTGTTACGGAACCGCAAAGCACGGATAAATTATTTTTAAGTAACGATAAGCAATTTGTATATTCCAGTGATGTAAAATCATTAAGTAAAAAGCAAATTAAAGTGCTGGCTAAGGATTCTAAAAAGTGGTCCTCAAAAATCGGGAAAAAGAGTGTACAGGCGGTCGGTTATTATACTGGCGATGGTTATGAAAAAATTAACGGGTATTTGAGAAATGGTAAAGGTCAGAAAAAAGTTGTCAAAAAAGCGCAACTGGTCCAAAAGGGGATTTCTAAATTCAAGCTACGTTACAATACGACAGTTTATCGTGGTATATCTAACAAAGGCTTAAAGCTCTCACTAAATAACCGGGGGTTAAGCGTTGGATCAATCTATCAAGACAAGGCCTTCTCTTCTACTAGTCTCTCTAAGCAAGTCGCCTTAGGATTCAGTAGTCAGTGTCTTTTGAGAATCAATATTCCAGCCGGGTCCCATGGGGCCTATATTGATCCAATCTCAAAGAATAAAGGTGAGAAGGAGTATTTGCTGAAAGAGGGACAAAAATTAATTGTTACTAAGATTCAAAATGTAAGTTATACGGAAGCGACAAAAATGTACCTGATTAAAAATAAAGGGTCAAAGGTAGTCCAACACACAACTAATAACGTTAAGGGAAACTACAAACTAATTACGCTAAATTTGTTGAATTAA